TGAATCTCGTGATCAAGCTGCTGTGCGAAGCGTTGTGGTATCTGGAAAACGCGCTCAATCGATTGGATCTGGCCCGATTGCAGTTCGACAACCGACCGCACGGCATCCGCGAATGTTTTGTTTGGCGCACGCTGTTGCAAACGTGCAAGCACGCTCAGTGTTTCCTCAGTCGTCGCGTTGGATGTACGTTGGATCAGTGCTGCATCTTGAATCGCCTCACCCATCTCTTGATACGAGATACGATAGCGCTTGGCAAACTCCATCGCTTCGTTGAAGGTCGCATCACCACGATTCACAGAGCCGAAAAATGCTTCAATTGATCTGCGATTCAAGTCGAATTGCGCAGACAATTTAAGTCCGTCGATGACTGTATCAATCGTAAAACGCAACGTTGACAGTGCGGCTTGTGCGAGTCCAAGGGGCAGAATAAGACTACGCAGACCTTCTGTGAGGCCGCCCAGGAACGATTGTTCAAAACGCGTGCGTTGGAGATTTTGCAGCGTGCCTTGGAGTCGTTCGACGCGCGTCAGATCGCCTTGCGTCACGGCATTCTTAATTGCCGCTCCTAACAGACGCTCCGCTTCAGCCCAGTTGCGTGCTGCCGCCGCATTACGAATCTGTGCGTCGGCGTATGCATTCGCTTCGCGTGTTGCCTGCTTTTGAATCTCTGTAATCTGGCGCTCAAGGATGTTGTAACCAGTCGAATCTTTGACGTACGCCTTCTGCGCTTCACGCAGTTTGTCAATCGCCTTTTCGTACTCACGCATCGCACGCGCAAGATCGGCTTCAGATTTGATCTGTTTCTGTTCGGCCTGGACGATCAGTGCGATGATCTGTGCTTCGTCGGCTTGGAGTGCCGCGCGACGTGGTGCGTTCTCCGGTGCAATCGGGAGATTTGCGAGTTGTTTCTGAACTACCGCTTGCGCATCTGTGAGTCGCTTTTGGATCGTCAGGCGTTGCACTTCGGAATCCGCCACTTGATTCGTGATGGATTGCATCTGCTTCATCACTTGAATGTGTGTCGCTTCGACTTGCGACATCAATTCAGTGCTGTTGCCTGCTGCTTTTTCCGCGTTGGCGACGTTCTCTAGTGCAACGGCAAATTCATTTGCGGCTGCGGCGTTGCGCGCGAGTCGTAATTCGAGCGTGACTTGCTCTTGTGTGAAGCGCGTGGAAAGCTGCGTCTGTTGCACCAGGAGATCGGTACGCTGTGATTCGGTGAGTGTATTCTTTGCAAGTGCACGGCCAATCGCGTCGATAGCTGTTTTGAGATCGTTCGACGCCAGCGCAAGGCGAATCGTACGATCTTCGGAATCAGTCAGTGCCGCGCTCTCTTTTTCGAGTGCGGCAGTGACGGTCGCGACCGTGCCGGGATTCACAGTGCCCGCCGCAGGCGCACTTGTCGCTTGCGGAGTCGCGTTGCTCTGCGCAACTTGCTGCTGTGCGTTGCCTGCTTGCGGTTGTTGCTGTTGTGATCGCGTGCGGCGGCGCTGTGCTGCTTGATCCTGATTGCGTGCGGCGGCCTGTTCTTTTTCGTAGATCTGGATGCGTTCGTCTACGGTCTGCTTAAGCTCTTGATTCGTGCGCCGCTCGACGGCAACGCCATCTTGATAGATACGCGCGCGACGTTGCACCGTCTGCTGCACAGCCTCAGTCGCTTGCCGCTCCGGTTGCACGACCGCTTGAACCTGCTGCTGTGCATTCTGGCGCGTCTGTCCGCTTGGCACAGATGCAGAGATGCGCGCACGCAGTGGCTTTGCTGTCAATTCTTGCAGACGAGTCAGCGTTTCCTCTGCCATACGCGCCTTCTCTGCGAAGTCGCTAATGTCAAAGAGGAATCGTGCTACTGCATTGCCAATTTCAGTTGCCATAGCGTGCGCGCCCCTTGTGATCGAATTCGACGGTGGATGCTTGCGTGCGCTTGCGTCTGCCGCCACCAATAAACGGCACCGATCCGGTGATCACGAGCCCCTGATCGGTCGAATACACACTGGCCGTGCCTGTTTGTGCCGGTTTGTACGCGGATTGCGTGCGTGGCTGCGTGTCTGCGTGCGGTGATGGCGCGACGGCCGGATCATCCGTGTCTGCATCCATCTGTGCACGCATGCGTGCGTACGCGCGCTGTTCCGCTTGCAGACCCGCGATCATCGCGGCTTCGTTCCAACACCAGCGCTCGTACGCGCTAAGACTCGTCCGCTCCTGCTGGCTCAGCAGATCCGTTGGCAGCTTCCCGTAGCGCTGTGCCATCAGATCCATCGTTTCCAGTGCTTGCAGCGAGACGAAACGCGCTCACGCGTTCCGCGCTACCCTCCAAGAACGAATACACAACCCACGAAAGATCGTAATCGCTGAGCCATTCACCCGCGATCTGATCGTCGCCCTGTGGATCGTCCACGATGCGCGGATGCACGAAACACAGCTTGGCAAGCTCGATGTTCGTGCGCTGATCTTCGATCCACGCCTGCACGCGCTCATCTTCGCTCGCGTTGGCACGGTCGATCAGGCGCGACGTTGCCGCGAGAAAATTGAGGACGTTGCGTGAGATCGGATTGGGCACCTTGCCTGCCACGCCAATCATCGCTTGCAGGCCCGGACGTGCAAGACACACGACGTTGCCGCTTCCTGGGAGACGATACCATTCACCTTCGACGGCCTGTCGTCGCCACGCGCTCGCGGGTGTGGCCGTGATAGTGGCGGGGGGATTCTTGATCTGTGCGTCAGTCATACATGCTCCGTTGTGCGTTCACTAAGCGAAGGGACGTACGTATCCGCACGTCCCTCCGCGCCCCGATCACAGATGCGCTTATGGCGCAATGTAATCGAGATACCAGAAACAACCGTCAGCCGGGACTTCCGGCAACGGATCACCAGTCACATCCGAAGTCGTCTTTTCACCCGCAAAGATCAGGTTCATCTGACCTTTGGCGTTGAAGCCAAGATTCGGCGGACGGAAGATCGTAAGTGCGCTCATCGGGATCACGACATCCAGGATGTCTACTGTCTGCGCGGTGAGTGCGTCCGCGTGCGTCTGTGCGAGAAAGCCAACTTTCACGCCTGACGTTTCCGCCAGATCACCGAAATAGATGCGCGTCGTGCCAACGGGAATCCCGTTACCGCTCGGCCCATCACCCACAACGGTGCTCTTATTGAATGCTTCGCTCACAGCTTTGACATCAACCGTATCGCACGTGACGTTGATCGTGATCCCGTTCATGATGTACTTCCGAACGGTCTGCTGATCGCCCTCAAATGCGATGTCCTGTTGCTGCACATCAAAGTTGACTGTGTTGACGAAGTGAAGATCGTGTTCCGTCACCGTGCCGGGAGTCGGCGTCGAATCCATCAGGATTGCCGCATGCTCCACGCCTAAGATGCGGAATTTCTCGGTTGCTGTCGCCATTCAATCACCATGTCGCATCCACAGACACGGTAACGTAGCGCATCAGCAGATTCAATTGTGGATCTTCCTGTTCACGCGATCCCGAATCGATGCTGATCTCGCCCACGACCGTATCTGCAAGCTGGATTTTTGCCGCGTCATAACACATGTCAATCAACGGCAACAGGGTGTTGATACGCTCGTAGCTCTGTACGAGATCGTCATAGATCATCCAATAAAAGAGCGGTGCTGCGATCACACGCTCGCGCGTCACAATCGGCCCCGCGCGAAACGCTAAAAACGGTCGGCGCGGTCGTGCATTGGCGCGTAACAAACGCGCGTGAATCACTGACGGATCACTGCCGGTGCCATCGATGCCCAAACGCGAGCGTAAATCGACGCACGGCGCGTATGTGTCCGTTGCAATCCGATCAAAGATCGATTGCGTCAGTGCTTGCACGTTTATTCGAATCATTATTGACCTCTGAACATATCACTGAGCGTGGCACAGAGGCCATCAAACGCTTGCACCGCGCCTGCATGCAGCGCGTCAAGCAGATAGGAAGATTCAAGTCCGTTGCGAATATTCAAATAATACGAATAATTTGTCCCCGACATCGAATCGAGCACGATCTGATGCGCGCCTGGCGCTGCAAGTATATTGTCGTCAGCTTCGTACCCAGGATTGTAGAGCGTCACCGTCGCGCGCGATTGATCAGGCACAGGCCCAGGAAAATCGCTCGCGTCCGCGACGAACGACATGGTACTGGCGCGCGTGGCACCTGTCACATCCGAATACGAGTCGGTTGCCGTCGCGACATCTTCAAAAACGATGGTGTACGGCTCTAACGCCTGCTTGCACTTCGCTTGCACGGCATCCGGTAACGCCTGCATGATGAGTGCCATTTCCAGAAACGATGTCGCGCGTGCCATCAGTACGCCATTCCCACACGATCATTTTTCGAGAGTTGCGCCAGTGTGATCACGACGCTGTTGCGCGAAACACTTTGCACTGTGAACGCGAGTGATGGATCATCGATGGATGTGAGTACGTCATACACCAACAGATCTGCTTCCGTGCGTGAGACCGCGCTCCATGCGTCGGATGGAATCGGCGTATCGACCGGATTCACAGGCAGCCCCACGTCCTGTCTGAGCGCCACGTACAGATCTGTCAGCGCGCGTGTAGTGATCGTGCCTGCCGACATGCCACTCCCTGCATCGCGCCGCGTGAGCGTCCACGCACTGCCGCCGACACCGTACGCGCGAAACAGATTCACAATCAATTCGGCTTCGTCGTTCTGTACGCGACCGGCTTCGTGCGGAGAGATCGGCAGCACTAGCGTGGCCTCCACACCGCGCGTACACGGATCGCCGCCGAACGCGTGCCCGCTTCCACCATCTGATCGACACCGACGAGTGTTCGCTCGTATTGTTCTAGCTCGTCTGCTGCATCCGCTAACGCTTGTTGTGCATGCGCGAACATCTGTCCGCGTGCCATGGTGCGTGCAAGCGCGTTGCCGGTTGCGCCGCCACCTGCAATATCATATGCGGTGACGAACGCGGCGACCGCAGCTTTCCACGCGAAATAGGCTGCAACAAGCTCCACATAGCGCATGCGCGCGCTCTCGACGGACGCAATGTCGTCCACGCCAAGATAGCGCTCGACATCGTGGATGATCGTGTCGTAATCTCCTGGTACGGTGACGACCGTCCACGCGAGCGTGTCCGCTGTTTCACGTAACACACTCGTACGCATGTACGCAGCAAGTGTTTCTTCTGTGTAGCTTGTTGCAGCAGGCATGATCGATCCTATTTAGACGACGCTGGCGACGAACCCGATCCGCTCGACTTGGTTGTATCCGCCGAAGTCGATCCCTGCAAACGTGGCGCGGGATTGTTGGCCGGATCGGATGCGTCTTTGCTCTCGCCGCCAGCACTCGAACTTGCACTTTCTGGTGCAATGAATGGAGTCGGCGCGGTTGCGACACTCCGATAGTCGTACCCAGGCGGAAGCGCACCACCCACAGCCGATTGCACACGCGCATCTAGCTCGCGCTTGCGTGTTTCTTCCGTCGCATCGACACGCGCGAGAAATTTCTTGTGTGCATCGCCTTCTGGCAGATCGGCTTCGCCCGGTCCGTACCGTTCGCCATTGTACATATACCCGCCGACGAGCACGCGCTTAGCCATTCGTGCCTCCACCTGTGATCGTCGTGCCGCCAGCGGGGATGTTCGCCGCATCCGCAACCGATGATCCGGTTGCGCCTGCAACGCCAATCGCATTCGGCACGGATTGCATGCGCTCATTCAACGCCTGCAAATCCGCACGCTTGCGCTCGGTTTCCTCCACATGCGACACGACACTCGGATCTTGCACGTCCTGTGCGCGATCCGTTTTCTTCTTTGTCGCCATGCTGTGATCTCCGTCTGCATGTGACGCACACGCATGTTGTTCACACGGTGTGCGTCACACACGGTTACGCGTTTACGAAATGCCGTTCAGGACGCCTATCGCCTCTGGATCGAGGATCACAGGGAGCGACGTTTCCCAACCGTTCACTTCCACGCGTGGCGGCTTGTTGGTGAACACCTGCAAGTCAAGCACGCGCCCAGGTCCGTCCTGCCCCGCAGCAGGCCCGATCCCGGTGTACCCAAGCGTATCCGGGATGAGAATCGGTTCCGTATCGGGATCGACCTGGATTTCCTCATCGCGCCCGGTCGTGCACGCGAACATCATTGCATCACGCCGGAAGAATCGCGCCTGTCCGGTCTGCGTGAAATACGACAGATCGTACGTCTCAATCGGCGGCAATTCTTCGGCTTCGAGCGCCGCATTCAATTGCGCAACTGACAAGCGCATGCCCGGCTGCACAGCCGTGAGCGTGCCACCTGACAACACCACCGGAGTCGCCAGCACGCGCTGTGCGATCTTCGGATTGGAGAGCAGGAGCGAACGCGCCCACCGTGACGTAACGATGCGATTGACGCGATAGCCCTTGTCATAGAGGAATTGCGCCATGCCAGTGATGTCCGGCCACGGATCATAGGTCGGATCGCTCCATGCGTCACCGAGTGTCAGGCGATGACCGGGAGGATTCGAGTAATACACCGTTTCCGTATAGCCGTTATCGCCAGCACGGAGGCATTGCGCGTCCAACAACGCTTCCCACCGATGCTTTTCATCTAGCTCGACAAGCGCTAGATTGATCATCGTGTCAAGCCATCCGGTGAAGCGCAGCGCCGCTTCCATCGTGCGTCCCGTTCCAAGCAGACGCCGCAGACCGTCGTAATCGCGCGCGGTGAACTCACGTGCGATGTCGCTGTTGGAGAGCGACACACGCATCGTGCCCATGATCGCACCGCTATCACGCAGTTGTGCTGGTGAGTAGCGTGTGCCATCATTGGCGATCACCGTCCTGAACCGGATTTCTTCTTCCGTGTATTCAGTTTGATCTTGATCACGTTCGGGCAGGAACGTCGCACCAAGATACGCGCGCGCGGGTGTGCCGAACTGCGCAGCACGATTCCGTGCGAGTCCGTCAACTTCACCTTCTGCGATCAGACGTTCGACTAGCTGTTTAATATCCATCGCCTAGTCGACTCCTATTGTCGTCTGATAGAGCGAGCGCACCAGGGTTTGCATTGCGCCCGAAAGCGATGCCCAACCCGGAAAATGCGTTTCGTCAATCAACCGACCGTGGCGATACACGTCTGCATCGTTGTTTCTGATCGCGTCGTCAATCGTATGCACAAGTGCATACACTTCTTCGTCGGTGGACACAGCAGGACCGAAGGGCGTTTTCGCGTCACGTTCTGCAAAAGTGCGCCCGATCAGAGTCCCATCCACAATCGTCACTTTGCCCGATCCCATATACCACGCTGCCGCGTTATCAGGGATGTCGAAGCCAAGTGCGTCTACCGCAAGCGTCGTCGCTCCTGTCGCCGCTGCTGCATTCACGAATGCCATCTGGCCGCCTGTGAAACGCAACATCGTATTGGCAGGAATCGGCCCGGTTAGCGCGTCCACGGTGATCGACGTTGCACCTGCCGTTACCGCGCCGTTGACGGTGACTTGCACCGCTCCTTCGCGCGGAAACTGCGTCGGATCAACTTTGACACCACCGGGAAGCACGCTATCACGGTTGAAATAGTCTTTCGCCCACCTGGGATGCACGAAAGTCTGCCGACCGCTATATTCGATTCCCATTGTTGTATCCACGTTCGCGTACACTGTACGTGAACATCAGTGAAAATGGTGCATGCGTGTACGCTTCGCTTGCGTGCGTGCGCGTACGGCTGCGTGGAGCACACGCGTACTTACGCGTTCTGCTCCTGTTTCTTGCCTGGACGTGCGTAGCGCGTACGCACGTAATTTTGCGCGGTGCCTTTGATGTCGGATGTCGCCGTACCATTCTTGCGATCCGATGGTCCTGGTTGGCGCGTAAACGTGCGCCGTCCGCGATTCGCAGTATCGCCGCCATCGGGAAAGAGCGCGACGGTGAAATCCGGCCATGTTTCTTCGGCATACTCGCGCAGAGGTTTGAGTGCTACTGTGTTGTCGGCACCTGTGACACGCACGTACGCCGTACGTACGCCATCAACCTCTTTGATCTCATAGGTGAGATCTTTGCCAAGCTCACGCAAAACAGAGAATTTGGCGCTCTCTGTCTCCGCTACATCGCGTAGCGTACTTTCGCGTGTTTGCGCAGCCACTTGTTGTTGCAGGGTTGCATGTTCTCCGAGTCGCGCGCTGATCTGTTGGGGTGAGAGCTTGAGCGCGCGATACTGATCGAACACTTGCGCATCCTTTTTCGTCAGGTAGCGCCCGTTCTTGGGGAGTTGGCGTTGCAGATCTTTAACTTCATCGGTCTTGAGTCGCAGACGCACGCGCGTGCGATAGCCCTGTCGAAACAGATGCTCCGCTGCCGCGTGTGCATCGCCGTTGAATCGCTTCATCAGCTTTTCAAAGGCTTGCTCCGGTGAAAGTGTCGGCGGTGCGTCGGCAGATGCATCATCATCTGCATCTTCCTCTGCGTCGTCATCTGATTGCTCGCCGGAATCGTCATCGCTTGCATCGTCGTCGTCGGCCCGTGCGGTATCGCTTGCGCCGCCACCAGACGTACCACCGTCGTCTGGTTCTAAGTACGGAGCGAATCGATTCCAGAGATCAGTGCTGAGTAACATGCAACCTCCATCGTTATTATAGCATATTTTATACTTCCGTCTGCGTGTACCGAGCGGTGATCACAGGCTCGCGCGTGCGTGAGCGCGCGTCCCGTGCGTGTCCGAATCGTTTATGTCTGTGTGTTCGGCGGCGTGATCCCTCCTGTCGAGCTACCCATGGCTTGCGTTTTCGGTGGTGGCATGATACCTGCCGCGCGTTCTTTGGCGATCTGTGCTGACATCGCGTCAGGATCGTCCACGCCTGACCACGTTTGTGCGGCTTCGCGTGAGATCACGCCGTCGTCGTACAATTCAATCGCGGCGCGAATCGTCTCCGTCGTCGCTGGCCCCGGATCGATGCGCGCGTCAAAGACACACCGGATCGTATCGTAGCGATGCGGATCGTCCATCAGCCACGCGCCGAAGGTTACGAGTGTTTCAAGAAACCAACGTCCAAAGATGTTCAGTTGCGCGCGCGTTTTGCGCAGGGACGCTTCAAAGTCCGCGCGGGCTTGCTTGCGCGATTCACCAGAGGCGTACTGCTCGGATGCGAGCAGATAATGCAATTGTTGCGCCTGACCAAGAATGCTTGCGTAGACCAATTCGCGGGTGCCGCTGAATGAGTCAACCGGAACGGGAGTTCGATACTGCATCTGTGGATTGGAGATCCCAATGATCTTGCCTTCCTTGTCATAAAGCAGATTTCCTGCAATGTAGTTGATCGATCCTGGTCCGACCTGATAATCGTCCTTCACCCACCGATCTTTCGCGCGATTCGTGGGATCGCTCGGATCGCTTTCGATGTGTCCTGGCATCTGACCGTTCAAGATCACGCGCTCCAAGAAGCCTGCAACCTTGACGTTCTCCGCTGCCATCGTCATGTTCAGATTCAGTAACATCTGCAACGTGCGGATCTGTTCGCTGATCAGCTTGTCGATCTCAAGCTGGCCGATGGTGATGCGTCCACCAAGATCCATTTCGATGTCGCTGCCGTCCACTACACTATCGCTTGTGCCGACCAGCACACTTGCTTGCGCCGCGCTCGACTGTGCGGAGAACGCGCGTAAGATCGTGCGCGCCTGTTTGCCGATCCCGCGCGTGAAACAGATCTCGCCCACGCGTTTATTATCATCGTCGCGGTAGGCGTACATCCCCGCGCGCTCCATCGTGTTGCCGTTGACGATCACCGTGCATTCATCCGGCGCGGGTGCGTCGGCGTAGATCAGATCAAGCGCATCCGCGAGCGTGGTAATCGGCGGGATCTCACCGTCCGCGCCTAAGAATCCGCTCGGCAAAAACAAACGGAGCGGTCCTTTCCCGGCAAGCAGCCCGTGGATCACAGCCCGCTCAAAGAGCGCATGCGCGCCGCGCGTATCCCACCACGCGGTGATGGCATCGTTGAGTTCTTGAATCAGCGCGGATTCTTCGTCGTTCGGCGCTTCACCATCCGCGAGTGTGCGGACTGGTGCCCACGTCCACGCGGGTTCGCGTCCCACAGCCGCTTGCGCTTTGCGATCTATAACTTCCTTGATCACGTTCTCCGACACGAACGACTTGCGGATCGTCTCGATCACTTCGGATGCGCCGGTATCGTTCGGATCGGGGATCGGTCCGATCCAACCGCTTGCGCTTTGCCAGTGATCGCCGTCGTAGAAGCGTTGATTAACGGTGTAGTCCCCTGCCAGCGTGCGTGCGATCTGGCGCGCGATCCAGCGCAGATCGGCGCGGTCAAATTCAAGGTTGCCGGGGATCGTGCGGCGCGTGTTGCGCACTTGCACGTTCGACGCGATCAGAATCGGCGGCGTGTCGGCGGAAACACCGGGCCGCGCAACTCTGTCCGATAGGATCAAATCATCCACTAGTTCCCCTCCCGTACAATTTCAAGTGCGCCGTTGCGCCCATAGACGATGCGTGCGCTGCCGCTCTTGGGTGCGAATCCACCGTGTACTGTTGCGTGGCCGTTGAATTGCGGCCGTCCGATTGATGGAACTCTCGACCTACCTGCATTGCGCGCGCGTTCGGCACGCTCGCGTTGTGCGGCGATCTCGCGTTGTTTCTGCAAGATCGGCGCGTGCGGCGATGCGCCCACTGGGAGACGAATCTCCGCCGACGACGTGGGATAGGATGAATAATCGTGCGTGTAATCCAGAAACATCTGCGCGATGCAATCCGCTTTATCCGGCGAGCGTCCGATCAACGATTTCACATCGATCTTCCTGAGTACTTGAATGCCTTGCGCGCCCATCGTCCACGTCGGCGCGGTGATCTCAATCTCTAGCTCATGATCGGGTGGGAGTGCGAGCGTGCTGCCAAGCGCGGGATCGAGTGCTTCCCGCAAACGCCAGTACATCTCCGCGCGCTTGTTCGTGAGCGGCAACACTTCGGTATAGTCGGTTGCCTCCGTGCCTTCGTTGCCGATCACAGGCCACACATTGAATCCCAATGCACGCAGCTCATCGAACGCGCTTGCGCCGTAGCCAACGGCGTCGATGTGGATCGGAATCTGTCCAAAGCGCGTCGATGCCCACGACGTTGTATCGATGGTGTCCGTCGAGAGTCCGAACGCTTCCAGCAACTTGACGACGACGGCGCGTCCGTCCTGTGTCTCACTCCCAGGAAAACGCGCAATCGCATCCACGAAATCGCCGTAGCGCGCGCCGATGGTTGTCTTGTCACTGCCGCCATGCGCCACGTCAATCGAGATCACAGAGATGGGTGCGCTCGGCGCACCACGTCGTCGCCAGCGTTCGGTTGCGGCTTGAAACCACGCGCTTGGAACGATCTGCCAGTCGCGATCTTCGGGTTTGATCTCGAAGTCGCCAAACAACATGCGTGAGCGCATCGGCTCAGGCAGCGCATTCACCACCGACGCGTAGCGCGTGTTGCGTAAGTAAGGGTTATCGGCAAGCGTGGCCGGGATGAACGTGCGTGAGACCGGATCGATGGGGAGTCCCTTGACATAGATGCGTTCAGGATTCTCCACCACGTGTTCACTGCCGTCTGCCGGATCGGTGATGTACCACACAAGTTCGCCCGGTAACACTTTGCCGTAGAGCGGATCGCTTTTATTGAGCCATGGCCCCCAGTAGTCGATCACCCAGTAGCCCTCTGCGTTCATGGGCGGATTTCCCGCGCCGATGATGCGCGTGCGCTGATCAGGGACGGTCGTACGAAGCCAGCCACTTGTGAACTTGTAGATCTCCTTCGTGAACTGCGGCAATTCGTCATAGCCTTTGAAATCGTGTGCACGTCCCTGATACTTGCTCTTATGTGCGTCGTGTTGGACGGCACCCAGTTCGAGCATGCGTCCACCAGGAATGTTGCGCCACACGTGCGTGGCTTGATTATATTTCGCATCCGTGTCGCCCAAGATCTCATACAAACGCATGATGATCTCACGCAGTTGCGGAAATTCACGGCGGAAGATGATCGACCGACGATGCTGCGTGCAGGCCACGCCAATCAGAAGATCAGTTTTGCCTCCGCCCCCGGCTCCGCCGAAAAACAATTCGTCTGCCGGGGAGTCAAGCGCGGTTTGCTGCACGACGCTGCGCGGTTCCCATACGGCAGCGTGTGCGATCTCCTGTTCCATGTGCACGCGAAGCGCATACTCTAATTCAAGCTGGCGCTGCGTTTCTGCATCGAGTCTAGTGGTACGTGTCGGCATCGTTGACAAGATCTGCGTACGATTCAGCGCGGAGCGGCGTGCTGGCCGGATTCACAGGTCCGTGCCTGCGGTCGAGCGCGCGGAGTCGGCGCTCAAACGCTTCGCGCGGATCGTACGGGCTGCGTAGGATCGTCTGCGTGTGATAGCGCGCGTCATCCGTCCAGATGTGTGCGGCGCTGTCCGATGAGTCGATGTACCACATCGCATTTGCGCCCATGTCAGGCTGTGAATCGCCCACAAGGACGCACGTCGCGCGCGGCCACAGATGCATGCATGCGGCGGCGTACGCGCTCAGATCGACGCGTGGCGGCGTGCCGACGACCAGATCACAGGCTGCGGCTGGTCCGCTCGTTGCCATGTGCGTGTTCGCGTAGGGATGAGCGTGCGCATGTTCGCGCGCGGCATTCAAGATGTTGCAGACGTACATGTGCTCGTAGTCGTAGTAGTAATGCGGCGCATAGCGCGTGTGATCGAAACCGATCACGCGTGCGGACGGAAGTGCCTGTGCGATGATGCGTCCCCACACGCCGTTGCCAGCGCAAACGTTCACGATGGTGTGGGGTGTGAGCGGATCGAGATCGACCAGTTTGGCGATCACAGCACGGATCGGTGTGATCGCAACGGTCGGCGGGATCTGTGGTGCGTCGAGTGCGTGTGTGTTCATCGCGTGCTGATCTCCGCGCGTATATATGGCGTGCCGTCGTAATCGATGTGGATTGTGGCGTCGTTGTTGGAAGTCCAGCCGGGACACTGCGGGATGTCCGCGAACAAGCGCGCGCCGGTCGGCGGATCGAGTAGGACGACGCTGATTGTGTCCGTGTCGCACGGCAGGAGCGTGATGCGCTCGTTATCCTTGATCTTTTGGATCATGCGTGCCCACCACGCGCGCGGATACGTGATCTCGAATTCGAGTGGTTCAATCGTATCGGCGTCGTCAGGCGGGATCGGCACGTGCACACGCATGCGTAAGATCACCGTCACTTCGCGTCCACTGCGGAGGCCGGGAATACGAAAGTGCACGATGGATTGCAAGGCGACGATGCTCTGGTTTGCGTTCGCGTTCGTGTCCGCGTTCGTGGGTGCGTTCGCGTTCGTGCGTGCGTGTCGTTCTGCTGCGAGCGTCTGCGTGATCACAGTGTCGAGCGGTGTATTGTTGTTCACTTGCGTGACCATGTGCTTGTGCTGGTTGCTGCCTCAATCGCGCGGAATTGATCCTTGAACAGCGAGAACACGCCTTGCTGTGATCCGAACGCGGCGAGGACAAGCAGATAAAATGCGTTATTGAACGGGAAGTTAAACTGACCGTCAAGGAGTTGGCCGACGATGGTGCAGAGGCACACGACGATGAATGCAAGGAGGAGCTTCAATTTCGAGTCCCAATGCGGGCGTGTGATCGTGGCGATGATGAGCGGGGAGAGGATTGAGAGCAGCAGGATCGTCGCCATACCCGTACCGGATGGAAACGTGAGTGTCGTCATGGTGTAGTCTCCTGGTGGGGAGTGTTGGATGCGAGTGCGTGGGCGATTGCAGCGAGCATCGCGTCCGCTTCGTCGTAATCAGATGCGCGTTCGGATTCTGGTAAGTCGGTGAAGGGCGTGGTGATCTGGCGCTGCCAGCGTTCCACTGCCCACGCGGGAATCGTTGCCGATCCGTCGTCGTTGTGCGTGCATTTGCTCAGGAGATAGCGCATCCAACCGGACCATGCGTCGTCGTGTGCGTATTGTGCGAGTGCTGTGCGGATGCGCTCACGCATCGGCGGCTTCTCTAAGAGATCGAGTATGGCGCGATCCGGTAGCTCGCCTTTATACTTGTCGCGCACAGCGATATTCGGTCGTACATCAGTCATCATGTGCTCCGTTGCTCTCTGTGTGTTGTGTGTAGTGCTTAGTCGCTGGCTACGGTGTCGTCTGGATCGTCCACGTGTGTGTATGTGCGTGCGAGATGGATTTCATCGTACGTGGGCCGATTCACAGGGTTGGCGTCATTGCCGTCGTCATTGTCGCCGTCGTCTGGTATGCGCGCTTGCATGCCAGTTTGACGATAGGCGATCTGATCGATGGGATTGGTGGTGTTGGTGGACGCGTCTGCTGCTGGCGGGGCCGGGAGTGCACGCGCGCTGCGAACTTCGGCTTCGATCTGTTTGGCGCGTTCGGCTCCGATCTGCGAGCGCAACTCATCCACCGTCATGCGTGCGATCTCTTGCTTGTTGATCTCCTTCGTTGCGGCGGCGTCGTTCCAGTCGGGGAAGCGTGCACGTGCAAGGGCCTGGGCAGCTTGCCATGAGATGCGCGCGTGTGCGCTCCATGAAGCAATCAGTTGCGCTTCCGTGCGTGCTTCGGCCATGTCAAAGAGCATGAAGAAGGTCGCGTACGGTTCTTCTTCATCCTCTGCGCGACTCCGCCAGGTGCGATAGACGTGCTGGCTGATGCCGACGATGGCACACGCGCGATGCCGCGTCATGCCGCCCTGGACACAGGTCATAATCGTTTGCACGTTCTGCGGCGTGAGCAGACGCGGCGGCGCGTAATCGGTTCCATACAGCGCTAATTGTAGCTCGTCAAGCACGGCTGCGAAAATGGTGTCATAGCGGACCGTGCTCTTGAACATCGGTACGGGTGTAGGCAGGTCGCGTGTGTTGCGCGGATCGTGTTTGTCAGTTGGGACGGATGTGAATGATGGGATGGGTAAGTTTTGTTCTGTGAGTGTTGTGTGCGTGTAGGCGTGTGTATCGTCGTTTGGATCGATAGCTGTGTTGACGCGTGTCGAGTCGTCATCATGCAGGACCAGGCGTGTCATGTCGCGTGTGGGCGTGCGTGTTGGCGGATTCACAGGTCCGGTGTGCGCGCTGTCGTGTGTGTGACGATCTACGAGTGCACGCATGTCAGGATCGAGTTCTACACCATCGAGTGCTGGCGTGGCGGTCGGCGTAGGTGTGTGTGCACGGGCCGGATGGTTGGGAGATGCGAGCGTCTGCAAGTATGTGATCTGCGCTTGAAGCGCTGCGATCTGCTGTTGGAGCGATGCCACTTCAATTCCAGCGTCACGCAGGCGCGCGTACTCATCCTTGGAGATGCGCACGTACGTGAAATCTTGCGCTGGCGTGGGTGCTTGATCATGCGCTGATGTCACGTGCTGCGTCCCTTCTGTCCGTCCGTCTGTGTCCATGTACGCCTGTTTGTGCTCGTTTGTGCCTGTTTGTGGGTGTTTGGACCTAAAAATGTCTCGTTATGTCTGCCTGTCACCCGATTATAACATGCTCAGTGGGGAGTCTGACAGGAAATTGAAAGAATCGCGTGCACGTGTAGCTGGCCGTGATCCGATTCACAGGTGTGGAGTGGGATGGGGATTTTTTATTTTTTGTGTGCATGGTACGTGCGGCGGGGCGTGGGGGTGCAAAAGAACGGGGCGGGTCGGTCTGGTCGAGCGTGGGGGTGCGTGGTGTCGAGCTGCGTGGGGGCGGGGGCGTGTGAGCGTGGGTGTCAGGGAAACAGTTTACAGCGCGTTTGAGGGTCGTTGCGCGAAAAAAGGGTGCTGTGGAAAGATTGTTTAAGGCGAATAACTTGTAACTATGGGTGTTTTTCGGTTTAAGGCATTAGGAAGCCCTAAAAAAGTTTTATTGTTATTATTATTCATAAGAAGAAAATACTACACAAATAGATTGGATATAGGTGCTGGAAAAGGCGATTTTGTGCAAAAGTGTAAAGTGTTATTTGAGTGCGGTCGGCGCAAATATTACGTGAATTTACCTTTCCATGCATTTTCTATTTATGTAGTATTTTATTATTAAGAATAATAATAATATGTAAATAAAGAGAGAGGGGTTTTGAGGCATTGGGATGCCCTAAATGGGAGTGCCGATAATTCGTATTTTATTGTTATTGTTCTTAAGCTTAAAATTTGATGGGGAATGGTCGGTTACTTTTAGTAAGTTGACAAGTGAGACTCAGAGTTGGGGGAGAAAAGGGCTGACAGATGATGTGTGAAAAATGCGATACCTTGATGTCAAGTCGATGACGAGGCTTTTTTACGCTGTAAAACATTCAGTGAAAAGTATAAAATTTCCTTTGTACATTTTTGTTTGTGAGAGGATGTGCAAGAGGATCGCACGCGTTTTCCGGGTCGCGTTTTTACTGCCGGGCCTGCATGCGCGATCTTCGTGCGTTGCTGCACTGCCGGCGCATGCGTCCGCGCAATGATGCACTGCCGGCGTTGCCACGTGTGCAACGTCGCGCATGGTCGCATGGTCGCATGGTCATGGTCGTGTGTACGCATTCGATGCACCATGCATGCAAGAGAGTTATGGACGTGCACACACTGAGGAAGATCTACGGACGTGCATCTACGCTCTACTAGGCCATGCGTCCATGTTCCATGCGTCCATGTCTGCATACACGGAGATGCCTCTGAAACGCGCTGTGTGGCATTGTGCGGCATTGCACGTGCATTGTGTGTGTTTTGCTACGTGTGGATGTGGATGGACATACAGAGATGTTTGTACGGGATTCGACGTTCATGGCTGAAAGTGTAAAGTGTATTGCGACCCTAAGTGTGTGCAAGCTATGGGCAAGTGTTTTGCAAACGCTTTGCAAGACGTAGTAAAGGTCATTAATACCTTACCAAACTACCACATGCAAAACTGTACTCTAGTCCTGTTACGCACACAGTACTATACCTAATTTAAAACACCCTTCTAGTAGGACTATTGGTCAACAATCGCACACACAATTGTACTTTCTGCTACTCATCTACGCATATCCTACTACCGTATCCCCATAATCTACCACCATCCCCGCATCCTGCCTTCATCTTAGGAGAGTACCCTCATTTAGTTGCTATTAACAATATCCGCGATCCGTGCTACTGTTCTCTTGCGGCGGAAATACCGCCCACAACTTGCACCTTACAATACACGTCATTGACTACATACACGCCACATGCTGACTCCCTGCATGCGCCATGCATCCCCGCATGTCGCACGCATCACGCACACACTATCGACTACACCACGCATCACGTGCACATGTCAGCATCATGTACGTTCAATGGCCTAGAATGCTCGCTTGTTCGTTAGACTCCCTCTGCATACGGTGATGTCGTATGTACAGCGATGTCCCAACGTCGATGTACACGTGCCGCTCATCCATGTTGCATCTACTGCTAGCTATGGTCGCCATATATCGCAGTAGCAATTGTCCCCATACGTACCGGACGCAACATGTAGACATGGCTGAATAGCACTGCGTTTTTAGAGTATAAAAACGCATGCAAGATCGGCTCATTGACGACACACATACGCGCGCTTTATGTATGGAGTAATCGTATCCTATGCATACTCTGCATAGTCCATGATGCTTGCATCTAAGCAAGATCGGTACACATCTCTAACGGTACATAGCCATAGAACGGCATTCTAGTGTGGACGCATACACACATGTGTGTGTGCGTCCATAGTGCGTACCTTACCAACTACATACAATCGCCATACGTAAACCGTACGCTAGCGATCCATACACGAGTTATGAACGTGTACGCTATGCTTACTTGTACGTATGCGCTTATACCGTCCACGTGCAAGCATCGTGCACGGTAGATAGTTAGCCTAGTGAGAATGCACGCAAAACACTAGCAGAGTCCCATGGCAGGGTAGACATGACGTGTATGCACACTCTGCCATGAGACACAATGGATCTTCTTCTTAGCACACTGTGATCACGATCTCCATTCCACCATTCGCATATGTATGTATCCTAGAGTACACAAACATGCGCGCGTGATTGAATACGCACACATGGCATGTTTGTGTACTGTAGGATGCATGTATAAGGCATGCATCTAGCGCACACATGGGGGAATACGATCATGGCAGGTACACGCGGTAAGGGTAAGAACAAGGGTACGCCGGAGAACATCACGCAACAGGAGAATCCCAACATGGACGAGTCCACGAACAACACGCCAGAGAATGCCACGCCGGAGAAAGATCGGAAGGATGCGATCCGCATTGCTAACCTTAAGCAGGTCGCGGAATTGTTAGGTGTTGGCGAAGCGCGTGTACGGTATCTGGTCAGTAATGACATTCTGAAATACGACACAGTAGAGATGCCGGATTTTGCGATCACGCTTAACGTCGTCAAGCCAGAACATATCGCAGACTATAAGGCGCGGGTTGAATCTGGTGAGACTGGATCGCACGGCAAGCATAAGGACATGCAAGCCTACAACTTGTGGATTCCTGAATCCAAAGTTGAAACTGTTCTTGCACTGCTGCAAGAGCATGGTTGTGATGTCGCAGAGAAGAAGTCACGCGGGAAGAAAGACTCTGATGCTGCTGCTGCTGAATCCACGCCCTCAGCAGAGAATGTGCAGGCAGAACAAGAGCGGCGCGATGCTGTCCTAGAGTCCATCGGCTAGGCTTGTCCTAAGCCATCCTAAGCCGTCCTAGACCATCCTAGAGCCATGGGGCCATGCCCCATGGCTTTAGGCATTTAAAGGCCATGGCAGGCCATGCTAGGCCATAGCTTACACAAAGGAGAGTACACACAATGAATGCTCAATCAGACACAATGACGATGGATCTACCACTAAACACGTCAAAAGATTATCTACTCTTTGTCTATGACATCGCCCAACGAGTCGAAGAGTCCCGTCTACCATGTCCCATGCTGCCATTGCATGATCAACCGTGCACGCTTGCCAAGACATACGATGATGTAATCTACATTAAGTATCTGATCAAGCTTGCCCATGAGATCATGACGCATCACGGAGTCTTGAATCCCAGTGTACACGCGTATATCTATCACGGTCTACGCATGGCGGATGCAAGCCATGATCAAGCCAATGAAGTAACAATCTACACATTGCAAACATATTGGGCGAGATTCTTTAATGAACGGAAGTTAGCAAACATCTAGCACGCTACCATACACTAAAGCGATCTACGAAACGTAGATCGCTTTAGCCATTTAAAGGCCACACACATAAGGAGTACACACAATGGGCGAGCACGATCTTTTCGACTATGCAGAACAACTAGCAGGACAGATCCTTACTCATGCACGTAAACAAAAATACGTGTTAATCGCTATTGATTACATCGATGCACGTGATCAGGATGCTAGGATTACAAGAACGTATAGCACGATCCTAAAGCATCACCTTATGACACAAGTCATATACAGTGTTTTAATGCAAGCTAATACACACAAGGTGATTAACGTGCATGGCGTACAATCGAATAAGTCTACGAATCGTACAATATCTATCCTAGATATCCTTCCGCGCATCTAGCACATAACTAAAGCCATGCATACACCATGCATGGCTTTAGGCATTTAAAGGACACACACATAAGGAGTACACACAATGAACGTTCAACCAAACATGGTGCATCGCGATCCGAATCAGGATCTTACAGAGATGATCCTGAATCAAGCATCTGAGCATGGGTACACAAGCATCGTGATCTCGTATGTGCATCGCAACACAACATGTGTTAATAGCGCATGTGTCTTAACGCATGCATACATAGGCGACATGCTACGTACCATAATAGCGCGTGCAGATAAGTTTACGGGATTCGCAATTTTCGGATCGCACTATCACGATAGATCAGAACATACGCATTATATCGCCACCGTACGCGTACGCTAGTCCATACTCTAAAGCGATCTACATGCCGTAGATCGCTTTAGCCATTTAAAGCCTATAGTATGGAGAGTCCTATGACACAGATCGTAGATCCTTATACGCATGCATCACACGTGATCAAGCATGCGTTAGATCATGCGCGTGATCAAGCATGCTCGAACAATCATAGTCTTGGCGCATGGCTCTACTCTGAATCCCGCAAGATCTACCTAGCACGATGCACGCATTGCGCGAGCATGGTCTATGTCCTACCATCCGGCATTGTGTCTGGTTCTGCAAGCTATGCACCATGCGTGCCGCCAGCACAGCCACAGCCACAGCCACAGACAGAGAGTCCAGTAGGGCGATCTACTGGGGACCGCTATAAGCCGCCAGCGCCAGCGCCACAAACAAAGACAAAGCTTAGTACTCTGCACATGCCGGATCGCGATCAAGCATGGCGCATTCCTCAGACATTCACACATCGCAAGTCGCCACACCATGCGACATGTCAGTACCAACACATTAAGACAGAACCGATAGCAACCCATCGCACACAATGCGGCATTACGTGCCTTTGGCGTGCGATCTACATACCACGCGATTACTCGCCTACTGACCCTAACACGCACACAATCCTACTCTGGTATCCATGTGGATGCGTAGAGTACACGTAGCAGACAGAATGCCGACATACATTGTATGTCGGCATTCTGCATTTAAACGACATTAATTAGAGCACGCGCTAGCTTAGTCTAGCACGTGAATCCATGGACGATCACGATCACGATCACGATCACGATCACGATCACGATCACGATCACGATCACGATCACGATCACGATCACGATCACGATCACGATCATTGTCGGCACGCATGCATAGGGCGTGCAATTCAAAGTTCAGCAATTCTGAAATTTCCCCACGCAAAAATGAAATTTCAGAGCGTGATTCACACACACACACACACACACTGTGAATCGCGTCCACGTTTACCAGGAGTACACACAATGTCACGCGTATCTACGAAAAATGTGCCGGATTGGGCGATCCAAGTGATCGAACGTGCATGCGAATATAAGAATCGACCTATGCCGTCGATCACGTGGACCAACACGAAGCATTACAATAGTAGCGGACGTGCATGGCCCGCGCTCAATCGCATGCATATTTCAGCAGGTAAAAGCGGTGTCGATCAAGCGCTTTGCTTGTTACATGAATACGCGCATCTGTGTTGCGATCCAAGCGAATCACATAGCACGCGCTTTTGGCATACGGCGTTTGATCTCTATGCACACTTTCACTTACCGTTATGGCATTGCATACGAAGTGAGATCAAGTATAAGCGTACCGCATACGATGTTGTACGCAAGCGATTCAAGCTTACGCCTGAACAGGACATCTACTTACTGGGACTCTTGCACGCACGCGCACGCATCGATGTAAAATACGAGCCAAGCGCGAATCCCGATCCATACGAGATCTTTTGGTCAAGCATTACCGGATGCTAGCACGCACGCACTGTGAATCGGCTACGCGCATGGTACATCGCCATGCGCGTTAGGCGTTTAAAGCCATACATACATGGAGTAGGAACGTGATCAAATTGAACTTTGACCTCAAGGCAACGTACATTTATGCACGCACAATCACACAAGGCGCGATTCGTAGTCAAGCACGCAGAATTGGACGCGATCCGCACACATTGACGCGCAAAGATGCACATGAGATTCTCGAATATCTTGCACGTAGTGGACCGGATACCGTCGCAGGACAATACTACAATCACGCATCGGATCATGAACTAGATACCTGCTTAAGTATCTTTAAGCGTTAGGCAATCTCTAAAGCGTATCATATATCGTGATACGCTTTAGGCATTTAAAGCGCACACACGCGCAAACATACACACATGGAGGTACACATCATGTTCATCAATGACGGCAAAGCACGCACATGGTACACGCGTGACGGATCGCAACGCTCTAGCGGATCGTATCTCTTGCTTGCATACGGACATGCCGATCAGCATCCGAATCCGCAATTGTACGGCGCGATTCGTACCGTGCGCATGGCGCAATGCGGAAATTTCATGATGGCGACATTCACGCTTGTTAATTATCCGATCTACATCAGTGGATCGTACGGATCGGACGGTCTACCTGAGCGCGTGCCAACGACGGTCTTGCAAGCGATGCACGCACTTCCGCAAGAGATCGCAAGCGCGTATTGGGATAGCGATCACACACGCGTACGCGAATGGGCACGTGCGAATGCGCGCGAACTACGATCAATCCCGCGCGATTGTATGCTTGGCATTCTTGGCGCACGCATGCGAGATCTAGAGCGTCACGCGACGAATCTAGGCCACAACATGCATTACTGGCGCGACGATGGCGATGATTTTGTGCAAGCAAAGTGTTACGATTGTAACGCGCTACAAAAGATTCGCTTGAGCGATTACGAGATTGTGTGGCGTACCGAATCCGATTGTCCACACACGCGCCACTAGCACACACACGTCTATAACCGTGTACGATGTGTACACGGTTATAGGCATTTAAAGGGAGGTACATATGCCTAAAGATCAATTGTACATCGTTACATGGCGCGCGGATGGATTCATCAACGATTTCTCGTACGTCGTAGCGGCACCGGATAGCGTCATGGCAGAACACATCGCACACGCGCATGCAGAGCGTGTTACCGGCGTATTTGTACGTATTGTGCATTCACGCACGCTCAAAGTTGGCACACGCGTAATTACAGCAGATCGCGACGATCAGAAGATGATCCGCACGCTTGAATGGGCCTAGCACGTACACACACACGTACACACACAGGAGTACACACATCATGCTCACACAATTTCGTCTGCACGCGACCGCTGTGATCGGCTACACGTACGAAGCGGCACATCATTGTCCAGAATGTGCACGCAAGCGATTCACAGAAACGCAACTCCAAGATCCGTTCACTTGTGATCGGCATGGCGATCCGATCCGCGCGATCTTCGCAAGCGACTTAAGCGACGATCCGTATATGGCATGCGACGATTGTTTAGAATATCTCGATTAACACGCGCCTACACGCACACACGCATCGCTAAAGCCATGCACACATGCTGCATGGTTTTAGGTGTTTAAAGGACATATCAGGAGAATACACACATGAAGAATCTCTCGCTTAATCAAGACGAAGCGATCTTAGTCGCGGATGCATTAACGGATCGCATTGTAGAGATGCGTAAAGAGGTCAAGCGACGAAGCGCGGATACAAAGAATCCAATGCCGTACGAGCGACTCGCGGACAATTGCGAAAAGTTGATCGCGATCCGTGATGAATTACGCGATTGGATTCGAATCACGCGCTAGCGACTCACTCAAGCGTAGCATACACCATGCTACGCTTTAGACGTTTAAAGCGTATGCACATGCATGCGCATACACACATGGAGGTACACAATGGGACACATACGCGAGCGGAATGCAGAACTTATCGATGCATGGATCGTATCGCCTACACGCGATAGTGGACGCGAACTTAACGCGGTCTGGTCGCAACACGGTACGCTCTTTTCGTACGGTACAGCCATTGCAACCACGCGCGAAGATGCGCCACGATTCGTTGTGAACACCACGCGCTATAGCGTAACAACGAGTCACATTCAAGCGCATTTACGTACAGCGCTTGAAGATCAACGCATCAATTTCGTATCGGTTACTGATCTTCCGCAAGGTGTGCAAGCGCGCGATCTTGTGCGTGCGTCGTATGGAGAAGTGATCACGTCGATCGCATGCAACGCGACTGTTAAACTTCCGGTCGGTTGGCAACGCATGTTGACATGGGATCAATTACTTAAGCGCATTGCAGAATCGCGTCATGCATTCACGCCTACACGAACAGAACAATACAGCAACGCATTGCGTTGTAGCGCGTGTGGCGCGATCTTGAATTACACGCACGCAACAACACATCTCGGTACACGTTACGCTATTGATTACAGAACAAAACTGACACACTGTCCTGCATATCAGTAGAAGCGAATCCGAAAGCGCATCACGATATGTGATGCGCTTTACGGCGTTAACGAGCGTGTATTGTGCACGTTCATACACACACGCGTGAGTACACACACACGCATGGAGGATCATCATGCCAGCGACCGATTTTGTGCCGGACCATCCGCTCTGGTTGATCATTGCAGAATTGTCTGCAAAGAATCCGACAATCGGCACGCCACAATTCAGCGTGTTTGCAGCAGACACATTGATTGTCGATCTCTTGGTGCAAGCGGACTCGTACGATGAAGCGACTCATCACGCACACGATCAGATTACAGCGATGTATTCAGCGGATCAACGCTATAACGTGTTTGTGATCACAGTGGAGCGCATTGATCGTATGATCGCACATCACTTGATCGTCAATGGTGAATTGTTTGTGTATCCTATGTCGAGTCGTATTGCAAACTGGCAAGATCAACAACACGGTACGCGAACTGTGATTCGTCCACTCGATCTCGAATGTGCAAAAGATCTGCGTCAAGGTGAAGTCATTCATCCAATCGGACATTTTGACGCGGACGGACTCACGCCGCAGCGTTATCGTATTACGTCCATTAAAACATGGAAGCGTTCACCGAATCGTATCGAGATTCGCGCGCAACGCGGCTTATACGAGTACGTGACGATCACAGAACATCACGTGCACAATTGGTATCGCGCACGCTAGCACGTACGCACACACGCACCTGTGAATCGCCAAAGCGCATGTATATCGCATGCGCTTTTCGGCGTTTAAAGGGAGGTACACACACACATGGCACGCAGGATTACAGCGGAAAAGCGCGCGTTTGAGTACGCGTACACCGAAGCATGGACCGCGTTCGAGCACGTACGGCGCGACATTAACCCGAAGCAATGGATGCATCGCAACAAGCACGACATCAAGCGCATCTCTTTGCGTTTCGATGATCCAACAACGCCATTGCAGAACCATGCATACGTGCACGCATTGTGCTATAGCGGCAAGCACATGTACGCGTATTTCGATACGCATGCAGAAGCATTGCGTTGGACGCGTTCATTCACACTTGCACAAAGCGCACAATGGTGCCCATCGATTCAGTTTGTCGATGGCACAATGTTGCAGATCTATTCGCAATCGCTCTTGCATGAGCTAGATCGGGCGCGTTTGCAAGCGGATAAGTTGACGTGTGGGCATGCACATTCCATCATCTACATTCCACATGAAGCGTACACGCGTGTGCATTTTGCACTACATGTGCGCGCATGCACGGTCTGTGATCGTGTATTGGCGATTCAGGGACGCATCACCACACACCACCAACAGGAGAATGGTTTATCGTGGATCGTGTACGATGTGTACGAAAGTACGCGCAAAGAGTATAAAACATTCGTGAATCGATGGAGCTAGCAATGTACACGCAAACAACACTGCTCCCACAAGAGCGAATCGCAATCAGCGGGATCACACTCGATCAAGCGAAGATCGTCGCACGCTCGATCTTCGGAGATGATCGCACACACACGTACGCGCCATGGCACGATCATGTCGGCGGACGATCCATCGGATGCCATTGCACGCATTGCGGCGCTGTGATCGTCATTGTCCATCCGCATGCAGAGCGACTTACAGATGCGGACGCGTACATCATCATTGGCGATGATCACGCCTGCGAGATCACAGCCCTGCATGAACATGTCCGCAGCGGACTCGCAGCATCGATCCTGCGTGACATTCAACTCTAGCACGCTTACGCACACGCACACGCTCCCACGCGCGCCTGAACGTATCGCACATCGCGGTACGTTCTAGGCGTTTAAAGGAGGGACGCATGCAGCGTGAATCGCCACGTTTCTACATCACACTTGTGATCGTCGCATGCATTATTTCGCTGCTTATTGCAGCCTATGCATCATGGGGAGGGAATTTATGACGAAGCCGATTCGATTGAGTAAGCGTGAAGTGCACGATTATGCAGAACAGATCTGCAAAGTTGTGCTGGCACAAGGCGAATCGTTACCGGACGGCACGCGCTACGCGTGGGAGATCAAGCCGACGAACGTTATGCTTGTATTCGCACAAACAAGCGGGAAGATTATCGCGTGGTCGGCCATGTTTGCAGACAAGCGCATCGTGTACCGCTTACCGCCTGATACAATGAAGCTTGCAACAACGCCGCGTGACTTCGTACCAGTGGAGGATCACATTCGCGCGATCAAGGACGCCAAGCGATTCTTCATTCAGCGCGACTATGACGATGGATGGATCTTGCTATGACAAACAAAGCTACACCGACTCGCCATTATGCGATCACCGTCGTTGTACACGACTACATAGGAATCATGACGCTGTACACGACACATGTGATCGGCGTGCACGTAACTGACAACGAAGAAATGGATGTCGCGCGTGCACATGCGCTTGCGATCAAGCTTGTTCAGGACGAGCATGCGACACATACTCGTAACGCGTTGTCGTGTTACGTCATATCGACACGCAGGCTTGAAGATACGCCTGTGATCCATGAAAATGGCACACGTGCACGGATTACTGATCTGACCATTGAATAATAGTACACCTAAAAGCGTACGTCCATCGCGTACGCTTTTAGGCATTTAAACACACACATACACATGGAGGGGTATCATGAAGCATTGGATCGTCGTCGTAAGCGTGGACGTGCTAGGACAAGTGGAACCGGACATTTGCACGTACATTATCGCCACTGGGGATGGAGATGTGCGTGCAGAAGTGCGACTGAAAGCACTGACGGTGACGCATGAGAACTATGAGATCTTAGGGCGAGAGATCGATATGGCTGATGTCATCGCGTGTCGCAAGATCGAAGATACCGTAGCGATCACGCTCGCTGGCGAACGCAAAACTATCGGTCCTGTCTTTCACGTGTAGTAGCACGTACACACACCTAAGCGCATGCAGCACACGCATGCGCTTTAGGCGTTTAAAGGACACACACGGAGGCACACACAATGGCACGCACCACCAAGCAGAGCACGCGTCGGAGTCGGTACAATGCGGCACAAGCACGCAAGCGAGCAATGCAGCAGCGCGCGGATTTTGAACGCACGTTTGCAGAGCAACTGCATACGCTTACTGCTAAGGGAGTCAAGATCAAGCTGAATGTACGCTAGCGCGACCTGTGAATCGCCAAGCCGTATGCACACGCATACGGCTTTAGACAGTTAAGCGGATGCATTCACATTCGCATGGAGGAATCTCATGGACGCCAACGACACACACGCATGCACGCAGGACACAAACGAAACGCCGGATGCACAGGATTGGATCAGCGCACGTGCAACATGGTTTAAAGCGCGCGACTTGTTTGTGCAACAGGCAGGACACGCAAGCATGAGCGATTTTGCTACCGCCGAAGCGTGGGATCTGTATTGTGATGAAGTGCTGCACAGAATCGCATGCGTTGTTGCTGAGATGCTGCATCCCGGCGCATACACGCATGAAGATTACGATTCAAAGGTCGGCGTGCGTGTGTACGATGTGTACGCGCGTGGAAAAACGATCATCCTGCGCACGAATGCACGGCACGATATGGCACCGATGGACATTCACTTGAATGTGTCGGTAGATCGTGCGTATACATGGACGCTTGAAGAACGCGCGCTTGACATCATCACGGAGCGTGGTCACGAGATCGACGGATTCGAGTCTGTGTCGAACGAGTACGGACAAGCGGTCCTGTGCAAGCGCTGTGGTGCGATTGGACGTGTTGCGCCTAACACGTTCGATCTTTCGGGGCCGATCACGCAGCCCTGCACGCCAATGCGCGGACATCGCGACTAGGCACACACGCACGCACATGTCGGAGCGTCAGCGTCGTACACACGTACGGCGCTTTACGTGTTTAAGGAGGTACACACATGGTAGCACGTCTGATTCGCGGTAAGAAAGTGCAAGTGACGATGCGCGTGAACACGTATAGCGACTCGCACCTGTCCTTTCAGTATGCACAATCGCGCAAGCGCGTGCATGAGTTGGTAGACGCGCTCTATCAAACCATGCGCGAATGTAAGCCGATCTCGTCGCACGTCCTGGCGGAATTGCTCACACATTTCGATGAAATTTCATTCAAGGATGTATGATGAAACTCAATTACAGGCTTGCACTGCTCACAGAGTTTGCAGTCATCTGCATGCTGATCTCACTTCTGCTGCATCACAATCCAACATGGGATCGCTATGCAGCAGCGTTGTTTGGTGCGTCGATTGGCCTGATCATCGGAGTCGTCTACGAGAGCACGTATCGATCACAGTAGTGCACGCACGCACACGCCTCAAAACGTCACGCAATTGTGTGGCGTTTTAGGCGTTTAAACAGCACATAAGGAGGATCACATGCAGCTACAGGAGTACATGCCGGATGGAGTCACGTTGCTGAGTGCAGGCGCAAGCGGCATCGAATTTACCTACAAAGGCGAACATCTCCGCTTGTGGATCATCGTCGGCGGACAACCGTGCATCGCTATCGATGAGTATTACATGCCGCAGCGGTATCCGCGCGTCAAGCGCTATGCTGAGCACAATTGGGATTTCACGCGACAATGTTACATGCATCAGGTACGCTATGCGGACGGTACAGTGACGCCGCCACCAACATTCGATGATCTTCCAAACGGACTCGCGGATGTCGATGCGTACCTGGAACGCGCACTTGATCGCATTCACTTACGGCAAGATCGCATTGCACAGCTTCCACCGGGCGTGATCAAATCGCCACGCGTACACATTCCACGTGAACACGCGTACTTGTCGATGACTATTCGTACCGATGTATTGGGTATGCCACTCATTCAAACCAAATGTCGCGACGATCTGGATTTCGTTACATACATCGATGCGATGCCGCGCAAATGGCGTGAAGTCTACTATATGTTACGCACGATTCGCTACAATCAACGCATACAGTACATCGAGGATCTGTGTGAGCAAGATTATTTCGCGTTGAGTCACGCGATATGGTCATGCTACAATACCATGCTCGTACGTGATCTCTAACGCACACCACGCCTGTGAATCCGCTGATGCCATATGCACACGCATATGGCTTTCGGCGTTTAAAGGAGGTACACATGTACACGCTAGACGAAAGAACACTAGAGCTTGTCCGCGCAAAAGTGCATAAGCTCAACGCGCATCGCACATCGCGTCAAGTCGATCCAATCACGTTGCGTGTTGGTACGGAGCATCGAGTCGAGCAGGAAGATGGATCATTCTATCTCATGTATGAATGTGAGCTAGAAGGATCTGGTCCGATCTATGACGATTGGGCGTTTATGGCCGTTGTCGAGCACACGCCACATGGTAACATCGTGTCGCGTGTGCCACAATCGCACCTTCCACAGATCGATCTCACACAGTATCGTACTGGCCCGGCACACTGTGATGTGTGCAACACCGTGCGGAATCGACTCAAGACGTACGTCGTCGTGCATACGCAAACAGGAGAGATCAAGATCGTCGGATCGAATTGTCTCAAAGACTTCTTTCCAGACAATATCGTATCGGGCGCGATCTTGCGCCAGATGCACATGCTTGACGATCTCGATCAGTTCATGCGCGTAGGCATTTCGACACATCGCGATCTCTTTGACATCGATGCGATCTTGCAGCACACAGCCGCGATGATCCGCGTACACGGTTGGGTATCGCGTGCAAAAGCGACCGAAACAGGCGGGATACCCACGATCACGCGCGTATTCACGAACATAAGTGCTTCGCCACGTCCGTCCGATCCGCGCGATATTCCGCAAGAGCCGGTTGGCGACGATGATCGCGCGCTTGCAACAGCGACCCGCGCGTGGATGCACACGCTCACAATCAAGCCGATCCACGAACGCACGGACTACGAGCATAATCTTGTGATGATCGATGCACAAGACTACACAGACGCACGCAGCGCTGCACTGGTCGCGAGTGCCGTGAGCGCCTATCGCCGCACATTGGCGCGCGAGCTAGCGCACGAACGCAAGCGCGAAGCATCGCAGCACGTCGGCAACGTTGGAGATCGCACGATCTTTATCGATCTGACGGTCGAGCGGATCTTTGACAATGATACGCTCTACGGCGTATCGTTTCAACACATCTTCCACGACGCGACCGGCAACATCTACACGTGGCGTACATCATCGTATCGCCTGGAAGAAGGATGCACGTACACCCTGCTTGGCACGATCAAGGCGCATACGGAGTATAAAGGAGTCGCCCAAACAGAACTGACACGCTGTAAGTATACACGCACGAAGGAACGTGTGTGATGTCCGCCACGTCTACTACCATCGCACGCATCGCCACAAGCGCGGCTCAACAGGCCGCGCTTCCGTGGTTTAAGCTCGGTGCATTGCACCGTTTTACAGGTCATGGGATCGAAGGTGATCATGCAGACGGCGTGATGCTGACATTCAAGTTTCCAGCGTCGAATCAATCGATGTTGGTGCATCGTCTGCTCACGATCTTGCGCGTCGTCAACGCCACGCAAGAAGCGTGTGCGTATTACGGATCGCTGATCGATGAAGGAATGTACGCGGTGTTAATCGTGCCGCGTACGGCCGCACACGCGGATTCACAGGAGCCTGTGAATCCGGCACGCGCAAGCGAACGCGTGCAAGGTGTTATCAAATGGGAGAATCTACCGATGATCGTGGGCGAATTGGAAGCGTTCTTACGCACGCCACAGGCGCAAGCGTGCATGTTGCATGATGACGAACAGTTGGAAGATTACGAACTTGACTCCGATCCGCATGGATCGGGCGAGCTAGAATTTTATATCTGGCTTACGTCACCATCGCATCGGTCTACGATCAAGTACATCTTAACCGTAGACACGCAGCACAAACCGCTCTCGCTTCTCCGAGTTACAGAAGCGCATGAATGTCCCGCGTGTTATCACGAACAGCGTGAGGAAGATCGCTTATGGCAACGACCGATCTAGAGCACGCGCGGCGTGTACGCATCCGCGACAACGCGATCTGTCTTGACAATCCCGCCGACGCGGAAGATGTGCATCGCACACACGCGTATTATTGCGCGCTATTCACCTGTGGTATGCGCTACGTCCGTATACGCGCCATTGGCGCATTCGCCGTGGCCGATACCATGCTTGTGTTGCATGAGGCAGACGATGCACGCGTGATCAGCTATGTCAGGGACGCAAGCGCGATCATAGCTGACGTGTGCGGCATGCGCGTGCGTTTGCACATTCCTGGATATTTACCCTGTACGATTACATTCGAGTATGATCCTGATGGCAACGTAGAATGGAGGTATTTCTAATGCGGACGGAGAACAGACTCGCACGTAGGACGGCACAACCGACGATTGGCACGCAAGCGAACGGCATGCTTGTGCTCACACTGCGTTGGAATTACGACAATCGTCAAACGTCGCGCGTGCAGGCACGCACGGTGAAAAGTCTGCAAACGAAGGTCCGCGCGATCTGCATGCGCGAACAGCACGGTTGCGACGGACTCACGCTTGGCGATCCCGATGATGAGTCGGGCGACGATTACGTGATCGTGCTCTCACACAACGAGAGTGACGATTCGTGGGAATGTGAGCGGACGCGTCCGATTGGACTCATGGGGCGTGGTCCTGACGATTGGATCGAATACGGCACGTTCGCAGAGATGATCCAAACGTTCATCGACGCACTTCCACAGTGGATCGCTGATCACTAACACGCGCGCCAGAAGCGCATGCACATCGCATGCGTTTTTGGCGTTTAAAAGCTACATACGGAGGGTACACACATGCAAGGCTATCGCTTCTATCGTGATCTTGGCAGTGCGCAAGGCAAACAACACTTTCGTCGCAACGCGCGTAAGCGCTATTCCGTCGTCGCATCAAAGGTGATCGCACCCGGCAACGTGATCGCGATCTCGCTCGATCACAATAATCCACGCTGGTACTGGAATGGCACGCGCTATTGTGTTGAAGGTCTGATGGCCGTCCACACGTGGGACAACAGCGCCGTAGCTGGCAGTTCTGTGTCGGATGACTACTTACGCGCGTGCTGCATTCGCGTGTCTGAAACCGTCGCACGTCAGATTCATCCGAATCTTTTCAAGCGTCTTGATGCGTAATCCAGCATATTCCACGCGCCTTAACCAACATGCACATCGCATGTTGGTTTGGGCGTTTAAGGAGGTATGCATGGACGAAACAGACAAGCTTGTGATCGACACACAGCGTGCCGTAGTGCGTGCACAGTTGCGCATCCTTAAGCGTGCGATCATCGCGTACGAAGATGCGTCGAAAGCGCGCGCGTTGTTGGAAGATCCGCAAGCGGAAATTAGCGCACTTGGATCGGTACTGGACGGCTTGAGCGGACTCCATAGTCGCATCGCGGAATATCGCAACAGTTGTGTGCAACTTCGCGCGCGTGCACGAACGTTACAGCGTGCACGTCAACAGGCCAATCAACGCCAGATCGCACAGAATCGCAAGGAGCGTGCACGATTACGCAGGGAGCGTACACAGCATGAAAGGGATTGAAGATCTCCATACAGAGATCGCCGCGCTTGGCGAACGCATTGCGGCGGATGAGCTAGCCGTGATGTCGCGCATGAGCGAATCAGCAACGGATGCGCCGTTTGTCGATCTCCTGGTCACGGCGTTTCTGACGCCTGACGCGCTTACCCAATACACGAATGCCGATCTCGTACGTGCACAAACGTGCTTTGCAGAAACAGCCAAAGAGATATTTCCGCCGATGTATGCATCGACATTCGTAGATGATTCGGTTGTGATGCAGACGATCATGGATGAGCAAGTGCGGCGTACGATTGACGACGACTAGCACGCATTCCTCACACAGCGCAAAAAGGCCGGTAGCGATGTGCTACCGGCTTTTTTGATTCCAAAAAATTTTCGTCGCTATGCGTCAGGCGGCAACGTTGAAAACAAAGCCGCGAGCATTTTTTTCCGTTCCGGTCGCACATTCGCCAGCGACTTAAGCGAGCGTGCGATGGTTTGCAGCGTTGCGAGCTTGCTCACTGTCCATTGATACCCGCTTGAATGCGGATAAAACTGTCCACCGTACACGCGGCGGAGGAGTGCCACTTCCTCCCGATTCGTGCTGAACACTTGCAGCGTGCGCGTTGCCGTACTGCGATACGAGCGTCCACGATTGATCACAAGCTTGGCCGCGCGTGTCTCATCCGACTCCGGTGGATCGAGAAATAACACCTGGGGCCGTTCGATTCGATCTGCGTGCTGCCTGTGATCGCGTTCTTCTACCATCGTCATGTTTGTACCTGTATCGGAAAGTTGAGTGTTGCAAACTCTCCGCGATACTTCAACGCAGCCACATCATATGCACGCGCCGCCTGTTCAGGCGTATCGAACGTACCCAGGTAGAGTTGCTTACGATCAACAGTGATGTTCGCTCTCCATCGTCCTGTGTACAATTCGATCACACCACGATAGCGTGTTTTCGTGGATGGTCGCGCTGCGTAATTCTGTGCACGTGTACAGATGCGTAAGTTGCTGCGCCGATTATCTAATTTATCGCCGTTTCGATGATCGACCTGCATGTGTGCAGGCGGATTCATGATCAGCCGATGGGCAAGGACAACTTTAGCGTTTATGCGCGTCTGTGCATACCCACACGAATGACCGTTCCAGCGATATTGACGCACAAAATCGTAATCGTCATCGTCCACGATCATAACCGCGCCAGATGTAAGCTTGACAGTTTTCATACAACCTCTCCAATCAATGCAAGATCGTCGTCAGTACGTAATGCCCATCGATCCTGTACTTCCACGTCTACTTCCCACGGTACACTTGGTACCCATTGTTCAGCAGTAGCGATCATGATCGAGCGCATCAATGCGCCTATGCGTTCGACATCTTCATCACGCACATACGCGCCTATCGAGTCGTGTACGGTCAAGACGACACGTACATTCATTTCGACAAGCTTGATCGTAGAGAGCAGTGTAAGATCGCTAGCAATAGACTGAGGCGGGAAATTCCAAGCGACTTTTTTGATTTCCTCTAATGTTTCTTCGTTGATCAGCGGAAATCTGCGCTTGCGTCCGAAAGGCGTTTCGACGTACCCGCGATTCACAGCATCTTCAAAAGCTGTGCGTCTCCATGCACGTGCAACCGGCATCATGCGTTCATATTCGTGTACGAATTCACGCGCCGTTTCGATTGGTAAGTTGTATTGACCTGCGAAGCTATATTCATTCCCTCCATACACATAGGCGAAATTATAATTTTTCACCCATGTGCGTTGCTCTTTGGTATAGTTCGGTCCAAAGAGATGGATCGCACCTTCGGTATGCAGATCACGTCCGTCTCGATACACTTGCAAGAGGAACGGATCTTGACATAGGTGCGCCCACACACGCATTTCTGCCTGTGAGTAATCCGCCAGAACAAGCTTGTATCCCGGCGGCGCGATCACACTGGCACGGATCATCGGGCCATACACATCGCGCGCGGCACGCGGAAGTGTTTGAATGGCCGGATCAACAGCGGACAATCTGCCCGTTTCCGTTCCGATCAATCTGTACGACGGATGCAGATAATCGTTAACATCTGCAAAATCCAACATTGGTTGCACATACGCCGAAAGTAATTTCTTGATGCGTCGATGCTTTTGAAATTCTTGCGTAAACGGATGCGCCAACAATGCCGGATCAGCTTGCTTTAACGCGCCTGCACTGGTAGATCGATACGGAAAATGCTTACTCGTTGTCGGCTTGAATCCGAGATCATCAAACAATACCGCTGCGACCTGTTGCGTCGAATTTGGATTGAAGTGCGGACGGCCCGTCATCTCACGCAAGTGCATGAGCGATTCGTAACTATCGCGCTCCATCACCGTACGCACACTCTCAAGGTACGGACGGTCGATCAACACACCGTATTCTTCCAAACGCACAAATGCGCTTGAAGCAGGCATCAAGATCTCGTTGAACGTGCGCTCCGCTGCGCCGTCCTGCTGCATGGCAGGCCCGAAATCTCGAAAGAGTTGGTACGTGACCGCCAGATCCCACGCAAGATAGTGCGCAAGTTGATTCGGTGGAACGAGCGAATAATCACGATCTTCGCGCTTCTGCGATGGGAAGTACTTGGTAACAAACGCTGATTCGTAATCCTCCACGTGATAGAGCGTATGCGCTAGCTCTTTGAGTCCGTGCGGTGGTGTTTCATGCAGCGTGTAGTGCGCCAGCATGGTATCAAAATCGACGCGCGCCGCTGTGAATCCCCATCGCCGGAGCCACAGCACGTCGAATTTGCCATTGTGCGCGCATGTTCGCACACGCTCAAAGAGGGCGTTCACGCGTTTTTGCACGTCGCGACCGGCGCTGTACAAGAGATCTTGTCCGATGATCAACCCTTCGTCGCTTCCGCGCGCGATGCCGATCATCAGCAGTGTTTCTTGTCTGCCCGGACGCGTATACCAGATCAGATTCGACGTTTCCACATCGAATGCGATCCACTCGCCATCTGCGATCTCTGCAAAAGCTGCATCCATGTCCGCAAGTGTGTGTAACCAACGTACGCGCGGCGCATGTTGGAGCTTATGCTCCGGTATCCCCTGTGTCACCGTACGCAGATCCGACTCGAAATCGGGCATGACGTTTGGTGCACGCAGGACGTATGCGGGATGAACCGTCGCAAGCGTGCGTTTCTGCACGCTTCCGTCATCGGTTGGATGAAACCACGTACCGCGTTCGCTTGTGATCTTCACCGTGCGGGGCGCGCGTGAACCTTGCGTGAGCTTCACAACACTCTCGACACTGGTGCGTCCAGCCGCGATCACAGGTGTGTCTGCGTTGCCGATCACACTTAATTCGTGTTCTAAGCGTGGGCGACAACACGCGATTGCATCCTTGTAGTCATCCAACTTATTGTTCGGTGGATGACACCCCACAGCATTAGTGTACCATACTCGCTTCGGATCGATCCCCACACGCTTTAACGTTGCGCGCAGCACCTTCCCCGATGCGCCGACGAACGGCATCCGCTCGATCACTTCCTCCGTACCGGGTGCCTCTCCCACCACAATTGCTTGTGGATCGCGTGCGTTTCCGGCAGCGGCGACGTACTTGTACTGCCGGTGCCCAAGCGGACAGCGTTCACAGGCAGCATGGCGATTCTTACGCGCGGCGATCTGTTCATCCGTGGGCGGCGGAAGCACGCTCGCGCTGGCAGCTTTAGCGCTCACGTGTTTCTTCCTCCACACTGAGGATCTGATCGGCGTGCTGTTCAAAGACGATCCCAGGACCGGCATACGTGCGGACCTGTGAATCGTGCCGGTCGTTACTGCGCGCGATGGCCGACAGGATCATGTCACGCGCGATCTGTGTGCTCTCACCTCCTGTCCAGTGCAACATGTCAACAGCACGCATGGCGACATCGCGCATGCTGTACCCGGCGTAATGCGCTTCAATGGCAACGCTGACCAGGAGTGCAGCAAGAAGCTGGCCGCGATCTCGCACGCCTTTGATCGAGCGCGTGAATTCAAGCGTGCGCTTGATCTGGCTCGCCGTGACCGACGATGCTGGCATGCAGCGCGGATCGGTCACGTACGCCTGAAAATCGTTAAAGTGGTCGAGCGGGGCCTGTGGCTGTGTGTGTGCGCTTCCCGGCGCACGCGGATCATCCCTGTGCATCATACGCCTTTCGTGACCGCGCCGTACGCACGCAGCGTACCGCGCGGCCATCCGTGTACCTGATGGTGATTCGAGCTTAGCGTGGTGCTGTGAGCCACTTCCGTGCGTTCGTACTCATTGCGGCGTCGTTCAATTCGTCGCGTGCTAACGGCACGCACGTCGCCGCGTCACACAGCACATAGCCACCGTCGCGATAGTCCACATACAGATCGCCGTGTGGCACACCTTCGCTGGCGATGATAATATTGAGAATATCGATAACCGCTTGCTGATCGTTGCGTGCCAACGCTTCTTGTAGAGCGCGATCAATGCGTGCGACCGGATCATCAGACATGTGTGTGTCCTTCATGTGTGTTACTTTTCCAGATGCGTTACCACGACATCGGTCGCGAGTGCCAGCGTCGGCACGATCCAGCCTGCCGCCATGCGTACAAACGGATGCGCGTGTACGTTCTCCGGTTGCATGATGACGACGAGCGGAATGTGCTCCGTATAGCACCAGGCCATCTCGAAACACGATCCAATCGACGCGCGCTCTGCGTGCAAGAAATTCGCGACGACGATGTGAGCGTGCATGACATCGGCGTAACAGCGTTGGATGAGCGCGTGCGCTGTCGTGGTGTGTTCCGCGCGCGCAACCGTATCAGCGATCATGATTTCGTCGTCATCGAATGGAATACCGCGCAGTGGATTCACACAGCGCACATCATCAAACTTACGCAACAGCACGCGCATGATCGTGCGCCGCCAATCGAATTGCGGTCCTGCTTGCACGCCTGTGATCGGCCCTGCCAGATAGACATTGCGCATGTTAACCCCATTGATCAGCCATCGCCTGTGCGATGCCCTTGAATGTGCGTGAGCGTTCGCGTCCACGCAGAGGTGTTGGAAGCTTTAAGTTGTCGTACTCCCACTTGCACACTCTGCGTCCGTTACCGAGAGTCACGTACGTCACGTCAACGATCTTGGTTGGTACGAGCGGCGGGAGATTTTTCAACCATAAGCACGTTGTTTTCTGTGCGTCATCACCGAACATGTATGGTTGAATGCGTTGATCGGATGGTCGCCACCTGTGCGCCATAATCCCGACCGGATTCTCAATCGCGATCTTCGGGATCGGCGCGTGTGCAAGCTCCATAAAGAATGCAATCGCGTGATCACGCGCGCGCATGCGTTCATGACGGCGCGCGCGTGATCCGTGCATCCACACGGCACCTGCTTTACATAAATAGGTGCACGGTGGAAACGCGATCATCAAATCCCAACCAAGATCTAAGAGCGGACGGACATCGCCGCGCGAGTGTTGTCCTGGCGTTTCAGACGGCAGCAGATCACAGGACCAGGCATTGTGTCCGCGTGCGGCGAACGCATCACGAACGATACCGCTATACTCGCAGGCGATCAGGACGTTCATGCTTAGCTCCGGTTAACATTGATGGTGCGATGTGGAAGCAGATCGGAATCGATCTCCGCGTACTCTACGCCGTCTACCGTCGTACCGTTCTCTGATAGAGAACCGTTCTCTGCTAGAGAACCATCCTCCGCTGCATCGTTCTCTACGAGAGAACCGTTCTCTGTTGGAGAACTTTCGCGATGGATCGAGCGCGCGGCGTCGAATCCGTTCGGGTAGCGCGTATTGAGCTTCTTGACATTAAGCGCGCGTATGGCGTCGAGCGGATAGCCGATACCAGAGGCCGCAAGCGCCACATACCAGAGGATGTCGCCTAGCTCTAAGGCCAGCGCATGCGTTGATTCACTGTCTACGGGATGGTTGTGAAAAACGATCTTCTTGATCGTATCCGCGAACTCTCCCGCTTCTCCGGTAAGTCCAAGCGCGGCATTCAGAAGTAATCCGCGCGGCACGGCATACACAGCTTCAGCATTCACTTTCGTAAATGCCCATCGTTGGTATGTGTCGAGCATAGTTGCGTGCATACCGTCGCGATAGCTGCTTAGCTCGTACAACACATCTTCAAGTCGTTCTACGATCCCTTCACCACCACGTACTTCCCCATTCACGTCATTCAGCATCGCGTGTAACGTTTCGAGCGGTGTGGTATCCGTGTGGCTCGTTGCGGCGGTATACATGTCCACGTACGATGTCGGTTGCGATGATCCTGCTGGCTTATCAGAGATCAACTTCAACAGATCTTGATCGGCGCACGTCGTATGCTCATCAAGACGCACGTACACACGACCTGACACATCCACTTCTGTTGTGTGGCACCCGCGTACGATAGCGGCAATGCGCATACGCTCATCGCCGGAAGTTGTCGTGAAGTGCAACAGGAACGACTCCTGTGGGTAAATCATTCCTGTGATCAGATGTGCCGGGAACAGGAAGCGTAGACCGTCGTATGCGCGATTCACAGGGAAATCGATGCGAATACGTGCGTTGTCGTCGTTGTGAATAGTAAATCGCTGTCTTGGATGGACCTTCGTGATCTCAAAATCCTCAACCGCATTCCAGGCGTGCGATGCGAGATTAATCACGTGTGTGCTCCTTCTTACGCGCGGAGATACGCGCGCGTTCGACTTTAGGTTGCGTGTTCCTCTGGTGCTGTGGCCGCGTGTCTACGACGTACGTCCCTGATCGTAGATACGCGCCTTGAAAGCGCGGTGCGGCGATGAAGTCAGCTTTGTACGCGCGGACACCTTCGGGCTTGACGACGCGCATGTGAATGTCAAAGGTGTGTGCGTCATCCGCAAGCGGATTCACAGCGCCGTCAGAGATCTGATCCGCAAACAGGAGTCCGTATGTGCCGTCGTCGTGCTGCACCACTAAGACGCCGCCGACGACATGCGACGAGCGTGCGACTTTTTGCGCGCGCTCAGGCGCATCGGGCATCAGGGGAAGTTGGCGCTGTTCGTACTCGCGATCCGTGGACATGACTACTCCAATTAACTATTGATCACGTTCGGAACGGTGATGCGCATGGTTTGCTGCAAGCGATTGGGAATGTCCAAGCCTGCATCCTGTGCCGCACCCAGGTCGATCCCGTACATGATCATCCCTTCGATCACCTTTGTCTCCGTGAAGTAGATCGCTTCACGTAACTGCGCGTTGATCGAATCGCGCTCCATCGTGCCGCGTCCCTGGCGTCTGCGCTGCTGCAACCACCACGCGTGTGCGGTTGACAGTTGCACATACAGCACATTCGCGCGTTCGTCGTACTTGTGTCCGAATATGTTTGCTTGCATGCCACGCATGGCATTCACGACCGACTCGACAAAATCATCCACCAGCGTGCGTGATCGTCCGGTTGTCAAGGACACTAACTCCGCGATGCTCGACTCGAAGATGCGTGGATCGGGCGGATCACAGCCCAGTGCTGCTGCGACGAGTCGCGCGCCAAACAACACGACGGTGTAATTGTTGCGCACGCGATCCGGCAATTTGGACGGAAACGCGTCGAACATCGCGCGGCGTGCATCTGCCAGCATCGTTGCAGCTTCGTCCGTGCTGATCGCTTGCAAACACTTCTGGATGAAATGTCCGGCGAACGAGCGCGGCACGCTGTCACGAAAGGCGTGGAAATGCGCGTACGCGCTCGATCCCTCTGCCACGGTGTCAGGACGCAGACGCGCGACGACAATCCGTTCACGCGCGGCGGCGTCGTTGATGACATCTTCGCCGTCCACAGAGAACGGTGCACTGAGCGGATAATCCACCGTCGTTTGATCACCACGTCCGCGCGGATCATGTCCGGTGTCGTAGGCCATCAAGATCGTGCGATTGAACTTCTCCACGCTCTCGACTCGAAACTCCGAAAACGCGATGGGTGTTGCGTTCGCGCTGCCTAAGAGTGAGAGGATCACAAACGGTGTTGTCCCGGCGTTGTAGGCGCGTCCTTCCGGCTGTCCGAACAATGGCATCAACACGCGCTGCGTCATGGTCGTGTTGTGGGTGACAAGTCCTTCTGCGACGAACGTGTGCGTATCGTACACTTCGATGTTGTATGTTTCGACATCACCCACGTCACGTACCTCACTCACGCGCTCGTAGCTCACGTCATCACGCAATAACGCTTGCAGACGCGCTGCGATCTGTGGTTCATAGTCGCGGAGCAGATCGATCACGTTCCCCAACTTATCGCGCGATACTTCACGACATTGCGGCGACAATGCGAATCCAAGTGATTTGGTCCACGCATATTTGCCTCCTGTCGCCTGCATCACCAACGACATCGGTATACCGCCACCGTGAATCCCTGTGACGCGAAGATTCTTCCACGTTGCAGGCATCACAGCCTTTTCACCGACGACCGGCATGATCGTGAGAAACCATGCGGCGTCGTCACCATTGATCGTCAACTTCCAGTAGTGATTCCCCTTATAGACAATATGCGCACGACGTAGAGTTGATGTGATACCATCGCGCGCAAGTAATTCCTGTACATCGCGCAACAGTAAACGCGATGCCGATGAGAATTCGATCTGGCGACGTTCTGTCTTGGATCGATACCCATCACACTCGTAATATGCTGCGAGCACTTCACGGCGAATCTCACGATTGGTGCGCATGATTGCTCGCGGTACACGCTTCTCGCGCGCTCTGTGATCGTAGAGATCCATGCGCAGTAAGAAATCGCGTGGACCTTCCGATGCTTCGTCGTTCCGTACGCCAAGCGTTGTTGACGCACCACTGTACGAGTAGAATTTACTTTCCCAACCGCACGCGCGTACGACAGCACGGAATCGATCCAATACCATACCTTCTGGTTTGGTAAATGTGCAATTTCCTGCTGTCATACTTCCATCACCGAGCATGTATCCGATAAAACGCGCGTGTGGAAGATCGAGCAGATCATCCGACAGATCGTCACGTTCGCGTGACGCGATGATGTAATCGCCTACGCGAAGTTCGTGCGCCTGTTTCCAACCGTCGATAGTCAGGAATGGATGGTCGTACGACGCTGTGATCCCGCGACCAGTCCACGTGTCGATATGCACGCACGGCTTAACACCTTGCGCTTCTACCGGCGAACATTCGGCATTCACGAACGTTTGGAGATTTTCATCCCACGAACGTACGATCCCGCCGTCTTGGAGTTGTTCGATAGGCACGCGCGTGCCGTCTGCCATATCGATCAGTGTGCCAGCAACGACACACTTCCCACTGCCCTTCGAGCCGGTCACATTCAAGATCGGATATCGATACCCATGCGTTTCTAACCATGGTTTCAAGCAGGTTGCGCCGTACCAGCCGATCATGATCCACATCGGGCACGCGTCGTTCATGTACGGGAGATGCGCGGCCACACGCGCGCGATCTTCGTCGCTCCATGCGCCGCCGCCTAGCTCCATGTGCGGATGCTCGCGGCGTGTCGGCATCCACGTGATCTGTCCGCTCGATCCTTCGTACAGCGTCGTACGCGTGAGCGTCTGTGTGTCGCCAAGGAAAACATATTCATCGTGCACGTGATGCAGGCCAATCGTGGATGATGCTTCAATGCGCGGCAGCACGCCGTTTTCATCGCGCATTTCCTTGGTTAAATGCGTAATCAACAGGCGCACATCGGAGTCGTTCCCTAGCCACACCCACAGCATGTTGCCGAGATGTTTATCGAGCGCCGACACACTATTGAATGCCGAGCGCGGTAAGGTGACATCCTCCCATCGCTCACCGGTTTCAATCGTGATGTCGCACACCAGCGCATCTTCGGTGTTGAATTGTTTGCCGTCGAGCAACATCTTTGGATGCAGCACGAACGTCGAGACCTGACGTGTCGTGTGCGAGACAACCCAATAGCCGTTGTCTTTGGCGAGAATCTGCGCGCCTTGAATGCGTCCCTGTTTCTTGACTTTCTTCGGGGCCTGTGAATCGCCGTCGCCTTTCGCCGCGCGTGCTTGCTGTGCGACGTTGGCTTGCGTTTGCGCTTGCGCTCCTGTTGGCTTGATTGCGCCGCGTTCTTCGTCGGTTGCAGCAAGATTGGCGGCAAGCATGCGGCGATCTGCATCGGTCATGGATCGATTCACAGGTCCGTCAAGCTCGACACCTTCCGCACGCAGTTGCGCGTCGATGTCGGCGCGTACTTTGGTGATCGTCGTCGTCAGGTAGTGTGACGGATCGGGATGTTCGCGCATCTTATCGCCAATGTGCGACCATGTATAGATCCGTTCGATCAGCGCGTTAGTTGCGCCAGCGGCGACGAGTCCTGCGATACACGAATAGTCACGTTCACTTCTACTCTTGAATCCCTCGCGCGTACCCTTCACAATAAGCGCGCGTGTTCGCAGATCGGTCATCGCCAGCGCATCGACATCGCCCCAATCGTACACGACCGGACGCATGCGCACGATCACAGCTTCGGTCGGTTGTTCATCCTTTCCCGCGTCACCCGGATTCCATGTACCGGGCACGCGCATGAGTCGATTCGCGTTCCAACATGATCCATCCGCACCTTCGACATCGTTAATCAGGATCTTGTTGTACGCTTCGATCTGTTTGATCGCCGTCAGTGGTGTGCGAAAGAAATAGTAGAGATGCCATCCATGACCAGACCACACAAGCGCGGATGGTGGTAAGGTACACACAGGCTCGTGTGCGCGATCTGCATCGTCTACATCAACCCACAACGCCAGCGTGCCGTGCACGTCCGCTTTCAGCGAGCCGTGACGCTTGCGCTGTGCAGGCGCGAAAAAGACGTTCAGATCGGCTTGCACACCTGTGATCTGCGGAACACCGTTGTACCAGGAGTCGGACAATTGGAGCTTTCCGGCAGCGCCGCGCTTGCCGACACTGAGTTGAAAGTGCGATCCCTCAATGAGAAATCGCTGTAGGAATTCCCGTTGCTCCGTTGTGCCGTGCGCAAGGTCATTCATACCGTACCCAATCTATCGCGTCGTCTGGAATGCCGACGCGTGTGAAACGTTGACGCATAACACTGATCGCTTGCGGATTTGTATCGGCTAACGCAAATCTCCTTCCATGCTTATATGCGGCCTCACCAGTTGTTCCCGATCCAGCAAACATGTCCATCACCAGATCGCCGGGATGCGATGATGCGCGGATGATGCGCTCGACAATCGGTAGTGGCTTCTGTGACGCGTAGCCCGTACGCTCACGGCTGTTTGTGCCGACGATGCTATTCCACCACACATCGGTGGGTGTCTTGCCCCTTTCCGTTTTCTCCGGGCCGACAAGCTCAGGAGTCATGTACGGCATACGATCTAAATCTTCGTAATTAAATATGTAATTGCGTGGATCTTTGACGTACCATAAGATTGTTGAGTGCTTACGCGGCCAGTATCGTTTAGCACGTGCGCCAAAATCCCAGTGCCAAATTAGCTCGTTGATGAACGACTCCTCACCAAAAAGTGCGTCCATAGCGACCTTAATATAGTGGACTTCGTGATAATCGAGATGTAGATAGATCGATCCGATGTGCGTCAAGACGCGCCGTGCTTCTGTAATAATCTCCATGAGCCATGAGCGAAAGTTAATGTGTACATCCGCGTATTCAAATTCGCTCACGAATTCGCCGTGATTCACAGTGCGTATCATGCGCTGATTGTGTCCGGTGTTCCATGGTGGATCGGCATAGATCAGTGAAACACTATTCCCCTGCATCTTACGCAGAACTGTGAGAGCATCTGCATGGAATACGGTATTACACGGAATGTCGAGCATCGTGTGATCCTTGAAGTTTGTTTGTGCAAGCGGACCATGTAATCGACGTACTACTTCGTCGTATCGACGTGCAGCTTCTTCCGCTGTTTTGAAAGATCCGTATCTATGTTGCCGACCGTCAGCATCGCGTGCAACAACAATAAATCTGTCACGGTCCCCACGATATTGCACGCCGCGAAACCCTGTAATTCCAAGTGGACGCATCGGCGCGTTCATGCAGTTAATCGCTTGTGTGACGTTTCGTAGATTTGCTTTTCGATTATCAAGCGTATCGCCTGAAATATGATCTACTACAAGATGCTCAGGTGTGCGCATGATCAACCTGTGCATCCATATACGCTTACCTGCTACTGCACTCGTTGCATAGATGTGCTGTGCGCTTCCAGCATGAATGTGCCATTTGTACGGACGTACAAGATCTTCGTCCTCATCGTCTATGAGTGCGTGATAACCTTGCGTAAGCGGTATCCTGATCGTCATGGTGTGTGTGCTCCATCGACCGTGCTATTATTTTATACTTTGCGTCATTGCACAAACGGCGGTATGCATGTGCATACCGCCGTCTGTGTGTGAAGGGTGAGGGATGAATCCTTAATCGTCGCCAAGGATCGAATCGATCCCCTGCTGGCGACCCGCACCTTCGGGAAGATACTTCTTGATCTTGGGGCGGGGCGGGTACGGCTCGTTCGTCTGTGGATCGATCTGACCGTTGCCAGCATCCATGAACACAACGATGTCGGCACGTGAGCCGAACAACAGATCTGGCGTCACAACACCGTCGAAATTCTTACTTTCGCCAATCGCCAGCAGCAGATCGCGAATGCGAAAGAGCGCTTTTTCGGTGAACGTCAGTGTGTCGAACACGCGCCGGTTGTGGAACGGACCTTCATCTTCGATCTTCCAGTGCAGATCGATCTTGGGATTGCCCTTCTGTGATCGGCCTGCCGTCGCCTTGGCGATCACAGCCGAGAACGTTCCTTCAATCGGTGCGTTCTCGTCGGGAATCTCCGCCAGATTGATCGCAAACATGTTCTCATCGAAAACAACGTCCGTTTCTTGCGTGGCGTACTCGTTGACCTGTGTCATGATCGTGGTGTCCTCTTGTGTACTGATTGGTTGATGGTTGTTGTTGGTGTTCGTGTTCGCGTTAGCTTGTGCTCGCTTGCGTGGCATACTCATCCGTTTCCACTGCCTCATCTGTGCTATCGGCAGCGATTCCGACGTGAACGATCTTTCCGATCAGATCCGGCGGCGACGGTGCAATCAAACGCACGGTGAACCATTGTTTGTGCATGCCGTTCGCGCCTAATGCGTGTGGCGCATCCACGATGCGACCGTGATACTCACCTTGCGGCAAGACTTCAATCGCCTCTGATCCCAGGAAAGCAAGAATCTCATTGACATAATTCGTGTTGGTGAAATCGCTTGGCATCCTCCCCCATCCCCACACATGCAGCACTGTTGTATGTGTGAGCAAGAGCGGGAGCGGAGTCGCACACACTCGACTCCGCACGCACTCATTTGCGCGCGATACACGCATCTCGCGCGCCCACGATCCACATCTGCGGGAGAAGCACGTGTCTTACTTCTCCCTGACAGATGCGCAAACAGCAGCAGCGACTCCGACGCTGGCCGACAGCGACCATGCTTTGTTACTGCTACGTCTAGCGAATACGCGCGTACGTTTGTGCACACGCGGTGATGTTTTGCGAAGCGTTGTGCTGGATACGACACACACGCAGATGACACAGACATGCAAAGCTCGTCATCCGACACACGCACACACATGGAAGGAGTCCCGTACCGACAGCATTCCGCCGCTTGCAACGACGGACAACGCTTCGCAAATGGGCTTGTGTACTGACAAGCGGCAGGCACGAAATTTTATACTTTCCGTGCGACAAAAAAGCCGCGCTGTTACACGCGGCAGAGATGCGTCGTCACTCAGTGACGCATGCGCGAATGTATGGGCGTGTCACACACATTCGGATTTTATAGTTAATGTGCAAAGAGCAACCACCGCTTTTCGGTGGTGAGCCTATATTATAGCACAGATCGGGCCATTTGTCAAGAGGTACGCAAAAACTGGATCAGTGTCGCATGTGTTAACGGTACGGCTCCGTACAGTATTGCAATTGCCAGTGCTGCGGATTGAGGATCTTGCCGATAAAGTGATCGGGACGCACAGCTTTGTGCCAATGCATGAATATGTATTCCATCGCATCGGTTCTACTATCGCCAGTGAATGATGGTCGCTTGGCAGATACATACACCGTATTCGGATGCATCACCTGATACAGATCTGCGTGACGTTTGATACCAGCCAGGAAACCAATGCGTAATAATTGCAGCATATGCGCATCTGCGTTCATAAGTTCCCACGACGCACGCAAGAACGCTTCGGCTACGATAAACGGTGGATTACCGATGACTAGATCGAAGTTGCCGAGTTGCGAACGCACATGTGGATCTAGGAACGAGCCTGTGATCCAGCGATCATACTTTGGATGTGGTTGTGCATCGGTACGCACTTCGACGCCGACGATCTCCGCATTCGGCCACGTCTCTCGACACCAATAGCCCCACACACCCGCGCCTGCACCCGGATCGAGAATCCGTTTCGGGTGTAAATCTGCGAGTTGTTGTAACGCGGCGATCACATGTGCATCAGGACTTGGGTAAAAATCGAAATCCGCGCGTGCCCTCATCGGTTTATCCGTGTAGATCGTCGTTGAGCCTCTAACAATTGCTTGCATGCATGTGCTCCAAGAAGGTTGTGAATCGAACGAGTGCACGATTCACAGGCCAGCAGCGATTAAATTTTGAGCGTAATCAGATCGATGATCAGCAGGATCGCATCTGCTTCGATCTGAAACGTCTTGATAGCTTCGTTGTAGCGATAGACCGTGTAGCTGGTGCGTGACGGAGCTAACGGATCACTCCGGTCAGAGGTTGTGTCTACGCAGATCGAATAGCCGTACGGTTCCCATGCGCGTGTGCGTATGGTATACTGCATGGCGTGTGTACTCCTTGACCGCCTGTGAATCGGTGCTGTGACCGATTCACAGGCGTGTGTGTTTGTGGCTCAGGTACGCGTACACAACATTACTATTGAGAAGAAGCATTCTCACGAGTTATAATCACCGATAATCCGGCGATCCTTGCGTACTGTGTGCGCAGAGAGTCTGAGTCATAATGACTCAGACTCGCACGCGCGATCATTCACCTTCATCCGAATACACATGCTTTGCTGCAAGGTCGAGTAGCTTGGTTACAGTCGGATCTGTTAGGTACGGCACGCCGATCCCCATTTGGTCCTTGGCTGCAATGCGACCAGACGGACGTAAGATCATCACCGACGTGATCTTTCCTGCATCTAGACCGTTCGCACCAACTTCCTGTAACGTACGCTTGTCTACACGCGACATGTGCATCATGCGTCCAAGCACATACGCATACGCCGGTACTTCTAACGCTGCCTGCCCGCTCAGTGCTGGACGATAGTAGATCGCGCCGGTCGTTTCATCGCGATCTTCACGCTCCTGTGCAATAAAGATCACGTTCATCGGCAAGCGATAAAAGAGTCGCGTGAGGTTGAGCACTTGCCTTAACACAGCTCCGTAGTGTTGTATCTGCATCGCAGGCGGCAAATCTCCTGGCCCCATCTTTTCCGCGTTCGTGACTATCGTCGCAGAATCACGTTGAATATCGGTAATCGTATCGACAATCACCGTGCGATACTGTTGCAAGTCAAACTTGCGCGCGAGCGCGTGATCCGGCTTCTGTCCTGTTGACAGATAGTCGTAGACAGGATTCAACTCATTCAGCTTTGTCAATTCCAGCACATCAGGCTTGTCCTTGTAATCGGCAATCGACAAGGTATTGCCGCCGATGTCGAGATGCAAAGCCGGTGCTGTTCGCGCGTCCCATGCTGCCGTCGCTGCCGTGCGTGTTTTCGTGCTTCCCGGCAATCCGAACAAAAGCATCTTAAGGAATGGAGTCGTTTCTGGATTTAGTCGTCGCATATGCCCCTCATCGATTCACAGGCTGCGTGTGTGCGGCACGCGCCTCTATGCACTTTTCGTCGTCGGGAGTGTCGCGCGTTCGAGCGCATGCGGCACGTCGCTCACGTCGAGCTTGCGTGCCGCGAGTCCAGCAGCATGCACGTCGATAGCGAGATAGCCGCTCTCATCCACCTGTTCGTGCAATTGCGCACGCACAACCTCACACAGCGTTTCAAGCAGTAGCTCACCGTGATCGCGGCAGCGCGTGAAGTGATCGCGCACGACGCGATTCCCGCCGACGATGCCGACGTACACCGTAAACAGATGCGCTGAATCTCTGATCTCCTGCATCTTGTCGTCAAAGTCGTCGTCACCCGCGCGCGCCGATCCGAACCGCGCATCACCGTCAATGCCCTGCGCGTCGTCGTGCGCGTCATCGTCGCGCGCATCTGCGTGGCGCTGCGTGTCCATGTCTGGATTGTACGTGTGCACGGTCGGTGTATCGCCGTCGAGTGAGATCACAGCCACGTTGATTCCCAACATGCGCGCCAGATTCAAGATGCCGTCCGTTCCTTCGTCGTCATCGTCGTGCGTGTTCATCGTTTCTTCTTTCCCCGATCTTCGGGTTCTGGCAGCATCAAGCCGCGCGTAATCAGTTCGCGCCGTACCAGCGTGCGTAGACGCGTGACTAATCCATTGGAATTATCGACTGGCGCAAGCGACACCAGATCGACATTGGCGCTCCATTCGTCAATCTGTGTGTCCTCACGCATCAGTCGGATCGTAATCGCTAGGCGCATGATAGTTCCCCTGTGAATCCGTCGCCGGAATATATAACTCACCCGCTCCGAGTGCACGTACGAGCATGCGCGCATCGCTATCGCGAATCGGAAGCGAGAGCCGCGCGTACAAGATTGCTGCTGGAATCGTCGCTCGTACGTCATGCCGTGCCAACAGTGCGGACTCGTCTGCATCGTCATGCACGACCATGACGCCACGCGCGTGTGTTGTCGATGATACCAACAGCAACAATTTCATCTGTGATCCTAGCCGATATACGGGCGATTGTCTCCGATGTCCGACACGAACCAATCCGCATCGAATGGGATCACAAACGTCCGCATCACGTACGGATCTGCTATGATGCCAGTGATGCGCGCATCATTGGCCGGATTGTAACCGTCCCATTCCGATTCAGGAATGATGATCAAACATTGATCGATGCAGTGCGCACTATCGCGACTGGCGATCAACACCATGATGTTGCGCATGTCAGTCATCCTCTACCGCTTCACGTGCGAGATCGCGTGACTGGTAACTTTCACGTAGCAGCACTTCGTAATCCTGATCGTTTTGCAGTGCAAGACATGGCTCACGAAAGGTGCAGTACGTGCAGTGTTGCGCAGGCGTGGAATATGGTGCGATCTCTTGAATCATATTCGTCGCCACTTGCCACAACTCCAACATGCCACGTTTGAGCGCGGCGTCTGTGCGTGTGATCACACGCCGCTGGAAATACAGATCCTCCTGTGTGCTGAGTGTGATGATCGCATTGGCGTAGTGCGAGCGCATCAACGTGCTTGCGTCGTCGCCGTGGAAATCTTTGATCGCCGCGATGTAGGATGCGAGCGTTTGCTGTTTCACGTCGAGCGAAAGCATGCCGTCGCGCGTGATCTTCGGGAACGGCGGGATGCGCTTTGCCATGATCGTGTACAGCACACCCTTGACTTGACTCCCGAACATGTACCGCGCCGCGTTCATGTATTCGGTCGCCTGGTCGTCATTGACCAGCATCGCCACGCGTCCCGGAATCGAGCGCGTTGTTTTCATCTCCCATATGTAGAGATCGCCAGTGTCGCGCCGACGCACGAGTCCGTCCCATTTCCCTTCAAAGTACGCGTGCGGATGTGTCTCATCCGTTTCGGGATTCCAGATCGGCACGCCAAACTCCTGCTCTAGCGTCAGGAATTCTAAGTTCTCCATCGAGAACGGACCTTTCTGGCGTGCTTCCCACAACAGATAATGGCGAATGATGCCGCGTGCCAGCGTTTCGATCTCATCGATCTGCATCAGATCTTCTGCCCACAACGTCGCCTGGGATTCCATCGTCGCGCGCTTCTCCGCGACGTAGGCTGTGATCGTCGCCTGCGCGTCTGTCTCACCCGCGTAGTAGCGTTCGAGCGCGTAGTGGATGAGTGATCCAAGAAAGAACGGCTCATAGATGCGCTTCGGCTCCAAGTTGCCACGCATGCGACTCGACCAGTTCCATTGACGCTTGCACGTTTTGTAGGCAGTGACATCGGAGATGTGGATGGCCGTGCGTCCGTCCGGTGTGAAGTGTGGCATCGTTAGCTCCGTGTCGGTAAGATCGGATGGGTGCGCAAGTATTTTTGCAGATCTTCAAAGCGTTCGATAAACGCGTGCCGCGCGGTCGTTTCTTCCGAAAGCGCGCGCTCGCGCATCATCGCATTCATGAAACGTCGCGCGCGTGCAATCGCCAGGACGCGATCTACGTATGGACGCATGAAGCGCACGTGCGGCTGAATGAGTGCACAAAATTCTTCAACTTTGTACACGTCATGAATACAGAACAGATGTCGATACGTGTAGCCATAACCGGCTTCGTAGAGTGCCTTGGGAATCTCCGTATCGCCATTGAGCGCCATGCGCATGCGCACGTACGGACGTGGACGATACTGCGTGTAGATGCGCAAGGTCGAGTCGATGTATCCGCCGAGATACGCCATCGAGAAGGGGAAGATCGGCGTGATCACAGGTCCGATGTCCGCTCCTTCGAGTTGCGCGTAGTCTGCGTCCGTGCGTGCGCGCCTGTCTGCAATGGTGAGCGTCATTCGACATCCTCCGTCAAAAATGATGCGACCAATGCGCTCTCGCTCGCCTTGCGTTCGAGAATGCGCTTTACTCGCATATCCTCTGTTTTCAGCGCGTCGAGATAGATCAGATGTTTCGGCTCAGTAATGTCGGCCCTGTGAATGCGCTGCGTGGCTTGATACATTTTGATTGACGACCAGTCGCTATCGACAAAGATCGCCGTGCGTGCCATGCCAAGCGACAATGCTGTGCCCATTGCGGCAATCGTGCCGACTAACACACGTACATGCGGATCACAGGCCCGAAATTCGTCTACACCTTCACGCGCGCCGCCGACGATCAACGCACTGCCGTACTTGCGTGCCAGCGCTTCTGCAACGGCACGAAAGCGTGTGAATACGACGATGCGTTCATCACGGTTATTGTTGAAATAGTCATCCAGCCATTCAAGCTTCGCGCTTGGCACATTCCACGCGCCGAGCAAGGCCGGATACACTGCTGCCTGTTGCAAGCGCACGATGCGCGCCAGCACGCTCTTGATCAGCATGTATTGATCGTCGTCATCGCGCGTGTCCTGCGGCACATCCCAATACTCCGACATGTCAAGCTCGATGTCAGGCGCGTGCTTGATGTGATCGTAGAGCGCGCGTTGTTCCGCGCTCAGGACAATCGGTACGCGCGTGACCGTGAGTGGCGGCAACTGTGGGAGCGCCTTTTCTTTCGAGATGCGATACATGATCGCTTTCAAACGCGGCGCGAACGTGGCGAGCGCTTGCGGATTTGTCCCTAATACTTCGCGATACCCTCCTTCGCGTGGCGCACTCAGCAACGCGTATTTGTTGCGGAATGCCCAATAAGAAACGAACTCCTTCGGATACAGCAGATGCAGCACGCTCCATGTTTCGATGATCGAGCGGTCGTACGGTGTCGCAGACATGGCAATCGTACGGCGTGCACGCAACTTCGCTGCAATCTGTGTGCGTGCAGCATTTCTGTTATTCAGATAATGCGATTCGTCAAACACGACGACATCCCATGTTGTGCGTGTGAGCAAGTGCTCGAACATGCTCAACTGCTCGTAATAGAGTACGACATAGCATGGATCGGTGTGCGCGAGCGGATCAATCAGTGGTACGACGCACTGATCGCCAACGTACACCTGTACACGCGGATCACAGTCCTGTGCGAGAATTTCATTGCGCCACTGCTGCGCTGCCACTTTTGGTGACAGACAGATCAGTACTTTGAATCCCCACAACCCCTGTGATTCGGCGCGCATGCGCAAGCGCTTGGCGATCTCCACGGCACACAGCGACTTTCCTAAGCCGCATGGTAACGCCAGATACGTGTTTGCATCGACACCACGTTGGATCGCTGTCTCCTGAAACGGAAACGGCGTACGCGGCGTACGTTCTGCTACTGCAAGAGCAGTTTCATCGTGATCAGATAAAGTAGTATCAGGCATGCGATCACCAATCGTGTTCGTAGCGTCAACGCACGTACGCGCGAAATTTTATACTCCGAAAAGAAATAAAAAGCCACAGCCAGCATTCCGGCCATGACCGCCAGCGTCGTGAGATACGCGCGCATTATGTTTCACGTGGTCTGTTCGTGACAATGCAATATCGAACATGGCGGTAGGAATCTTTTCTGTGCTCTGAGCCACGACCGACGATAGCAGCGTGCTCAGGCAGGATTTCCACGTGCTTCATCACGTTCGCACTCTGGTAGATGATCGCATTCAGTGGGTAATTGATCATCGACGCAAACGCTTCAACGATTCCGATTACTTGTACCGCCGGAAGTGTATCGTACGTAAGTGACTGTGCTTTATGCGCGTACGGTGTAAAACGCTCCACGACAAGCCAATCCATGAGTGTCAGATACTCACGTATACGGAATCGATCTTCCCACTTCAATTCAGTACAACAGAGCACGTCAAACTCACGTCCACCGCGATACTGTACTTGTGTGATTCCGGTTGTGCCTCCCGGATCGATGGCACAGATGCGCTGTCCTGGTTTAAGCTCGACTTTGATCGTGGTTTTTTGTCCGTAGTGCATCGCGTGTGTGCTCCTGGGTGAAAGCGTCAATAAACGCACGATTGCATGCGCGGACGGCGTCGAAAAGTGTCTGCTGTAAGTACGCGCGATTCTGTTCCGCTTGCGGATTGACGCGCTGTGCGTGCTCGAAATCGCGTGCTGTTTCGACCTTGGACCACTCTAACGCGGCATTGAATACATCGTACAGCCGTGTCACCTGCACGTCGGTCAGACCGTAGATCTTGCCGCGTTGCCGCCGCTCCCATTGACTTGCAACAAGCGCAAGGCGATCAACAAGTGAGCGCTCGTCGTCGGGAATGCCCATCCCATCTAAGATCGCGTGCGCTTCCAGTAGTACGTCGTTATGCGTCGTCTCCATGGATCACAGCCTCCGCGTGTGCGTTGTTTTGTAATTCGTCGCGGATGATCGCATCCAGACGGAGTTGAATCTGTTCGTCGTCAAGGTCGAGCTTGATCTGATCGATGGTGTGCGCCAGCGTGTATTGTGGGCGATGTTGCTTGCGTCCACGCAACTCAAAGCCGCGCTTGTGAAGCTCTGCGATCAGCGATGCCGACGATATGCCGGTCGCGCGCGTGATCTCCCACAGCTTCGCGCCGTTGTAGTACATACCAATGGCGTCGTTGAATGCGCTGACACGCGCCTGTGCCGCCAACTCTGTGCGATTGGGGATCTCGAACACGCGCAAGATTTTATACATTGTCGGCGCAGAGATACCATGCTTCTCAAGTAAATCGGGGATCGGCATTCCGGCAGTGTAATCGCGAGCGATCTCTTTCGCGCGTGCAACCGGAACCGCGCGAATGCGTATGCCGTCGTCGTTGCCAGTTTCGCGTGCCAGCGCGGTTTCACGCGCGGTGGTGATACCTTCCTCAGCTAAAACGCGCCTGACACTTTCGTACGAGATCGGCAGTTCGTTCGCGATCATCGCAATCGTTGCGCCACTGTGTGCGAGTTGAATGATCTCATCACGCACCTGTGGATGGAGCTTGGTAGGGGAACGCGCCATGTGTGTGCTCCTGGTACAAAGTGGATTCTAGGCTTTCAGTATACCATAAAACGCTGTTTAAGGCAAATAGCAGAGAACTAACTTATGTCAAGTTGGCCCTTCCTGCCTCTCCTGCCTCTCCCCTTTCTCCCTCTCTCTCTCTCTCTCTCTTTATTATTATTATTATTATTATTATTATTATTATTATTATTCTTCATAATAAAATACTACACAAATAAAATGGATATCACTTTCAATCGATTTTTCACACCTATCGCATTACGATTATATCGCACTGCGATACACATAGATGGAGCTGACTTTCCCCAACCATCCAATCTATTTGTGTAGTATTTTATTATGAAGAATAACAATAACAATAACAATAACAATAAAGAAGGAGCGGTCTGTGCCGCTTGACGGCAGGGGTATCATCTATCGGGTGAGCGGCGTTTGACGCCACCACATGATTTATACGCAAGCTGTAAAGCGAACACCTGTGCGAAGGAGCGGGGTATGCCGGGAGTGAAGGGTGTGCATGGCGGCAAGAAGCCGGGTGCAGGTCGCCCACGCAAGTTTAACTACACCGTCCACTACACACGCGAAAATGTACAAACGGTCGAGCACTTTACGAGCTATGCCGCCGCTGTGAGTCGCCTCAATACACTGGTCGCGCGTGGACAATGTACGGAGATCTGCATTGTGTCGCGTGCGATTGTGAATGGTTCCGGCGCGGAGATGTAGGAGCAGGGATACATCTCCGCGCATACGCGTGGGGCACAACTCCCGCGCGCCGGAACACCACCGCGTGCGACACGCGCACGCCTGTGATCGCCGTGTCTGTGCACACACAGCCCCGCACACCTTTTAGTGTTCGCGCGGCGTCGTGGCCGCCAGTTGTGATTCGATCTGTGGAATCAATTGTGTTGCGGTCTCACGCAACGGACTCGGATCGGGTGTTTGTGTGATGTTGCGCAAGAAGCTGACGACAGACAGCAGAACGATGCGCATCTGTGCGATCTGCTCATACATCGTTTGCGCGCGGATATGTTCAGCATCCGCGCGCGTTATCGCAACATTGAGCGCCTGCTCGCGTGTTGCTTCGCGTTCTCTGAGCGCTTTGATCACTTCGACCTGTTGATCGAACACCTGCGCCGATGCCGCCGACATATGATCGGAGAGTGCCTGCGCTTTGGTGTCGTGTGAGGTCGCTCGCTTCTGTACGAAATCGAGCACTTGTGTGATGATGAACGCGCCGCCGCCCGTTCCTATGATCGCCAACACCGATTCCACATTCATTCGCTCTGTCGCAATCGTTTATGTATCCGCTCGATGTCACGTAGCCGTGTGCTAGAAATGGCACTCACGATCCCGATGTCGAGCATCAGATACTTCAACAAACTGAATGTTGGCACATTCCACCAGATCGCGCCGAACATGGCGCACCACACAATCGCGCTGATGCGCCATGACCACTTGCGCGACACGACATGTCCGGTGATGAACGCGAACACGCTTACCGTCGTCAGCACCAGCCAGATCACAGCCCACAGCCATGTCGGGAAGATGCTGATCAGAATTTGATACCACAACAGTCCGATCAGATCGGGTGTGTTGAACACCAGCGCGACGGAGAGCAGGATGTTCGCAAAGACGACGCCGATCTCACCCGCGCCCATGTTTTTGGTATAGAACACGTACATCTGGCCCGGTGTGAGAATCTTCCACGCTTTGATGCGTGGGAACGTCGAGCGATCAATGGCTTCGAGTTGCCGCGCGGCATCCTCACGCAATTGTAAGACCTGCCGGATCGGAACATCGCGCAATGCATCATCATTGGTTAACATAGTGTCCTATGCGTGGATTTCCCAACCGCAAAAACGCGACGAGATTATAGTAGATGAACGAAAAGGGAAAGATCACCGTCCCCGCGCCGCGCCAGTTGCCGTGGATGAGCAGAATCCAGATAATCGACCAGAACACGACGCCATACAGTGCCGCTCTGCGTCGATAGTTACGCCAGCTACGAAACCAACCGTACCATTGCACAACACCGACGATGATAAAGATCCAGCCCCACGCATCTTCGCTCAGCAGCGCGCGCATATCGTTGTACGTGCTGCTGACACGAAACAGATCCCACGGCAGCAGATACCAGATCCCATACACAATCGCAATTGTGAACGCGATCACCTCCACCAGATCTGGCGCGTAGATCAGATAGCGCACACGCGTGTGGGGCAAGTCGCCCGGACCAGCGGGATTCACAGGTCCCGCACTCCCTGTGATCGGCGTCGTGTGGTGCCCACGTGCAAACACATCGCCCTCAGACTTTGCGCAATTCGGCCATAAAGTTCATCAATTTATCGCCGTACGCGATTGCTTGCTCCGCTGTGCTGCCGGTGAATTTTTGTGCGATCTCGCGCACGGTGAGTTGACCTTCCGCGCCGTATTGCTCCTTCATATGCACGACCGAATACATGAAGCCAAGCTGCTGCGTTTCAAAGCGCAGGAATGGCTTACCGTCAGGACCCGGCGTCGTATGGCGCGTCTCACCTGCAACCGCGCGCGCGTTGATCGGGCAATTCGATTTCAGTTGCAAGGGTGACTGGCCCCATGGCGGCGCTTCGTTATTCCATAATGCAAGCATGAATGTTGGATCGACATCCAGCCACACGCACATGTCATAACAGCGTTTCATCTCGGTTGGATTGAGTCCGCATGGGTGACGCGACAGCACGCGCATAAATTGCTCGAACGAGATCGATGGTGTCACGCCGATCACTTGTACATCGCGCATCGGATTCACAGGCGTAGGTGTGGGAGTTACGTTCGGAGTCGTCATGAGTTGCATCACCTTTCTGCGTACAACCTTGCAATCAATCGCCCATCCGGGGCACGATTTGTTGTTGAGACATTCGCGATGTCCGGCTAGATGCGTCGTATCTGCATCATTCATCACGCGAACATTCAACCAGCGTAGGAGCGTGATGATCGTGCCGTACACCAGATCGCTTGTCGCTTGCGACCAACCGGAAAAATCGTAGTTGCCGACGATCTCCATGCCAAAATGATCGCTGTTGCACTTCCCGGCATGGATGCCCGCGTGCGAGATCGGTGTGCCGATCCAGATGCCGTCGTTGGCCGGATTCGGCGCACCCGCACACAGAAACACGTGAGGTCCTGCGTTCCATCCCTGATAGCCGCGATACGTACGTTCGAGACTCTGCATTGATAAGAGTCCACGCCAGTCTTTTTGTACTGGTTTCCATGTATGATGAAACGTGACTCCTTTCGGATTCCACGCCGGTTTTGGTTGTCTGTTCAGCCACAACGCGAAATCTTGTACTGTTCTAAAGTTCGTCGTGCCATCCCAAAAGAAATCACTCATATCCCACTCCTTATCCCCGATCCCTGAAAGATTCCCTTACGCATAGCATCGTGTACGTTGTCAGCTTGTGTACCAACGCATAAATGATCGGGATTGACACATGATTTATGATCGCATGTGTGCATGACAACCAAACCATCCGGTACAGGACCGTTGTGCTGTTCGTACATAAATCGATGCGCTTTTACCTTTGCGCCGTTAATTTTGAGTGTCGCATATTCGTACGGCGCGACACCACGTACATACCAACAACCATTGCGCTTATCGATTCGTGCGAGTAGGCGATCAAGCGGCTGTGTACGTAATCTCTCTCGCCAACACGCGCGTGAACAGTATTGACCTTCACCACGTTCGTACGCAGCGCGGACAACGGTAAAAGATGTACCGCATGTTGCGCATACACATGCGACTCGTCTAGGCATAATCAGCATCTCCTTCCGTGCGCACCTGTGAATCGAAGTACGCTTTCAGATGCGCAAGCTGTTCGTCGTCAAGGTGTTCGATGTCGATGAAGTTGTTGCGCGCATTCGCTTGTGCACGGACCAGCTCATCCAACTTCAAATGCAGCGCTTTGGTGTCACGATTCTGCGTGTGCTGGATCACAAACGTCATCAGAAACGTCACCAGTGTGGTGAACGTATTGATGATCAGTTGCCACGTATCGCTGAATCCTAAGAACGGCCCTGTGATCGCCCACACGACGATCACAGCCAGTGCTGCGAGAAACGCGTACGGCGATCCGGCATACTCCGCACACGCCTGTGCCAGCATACGAAACCACGCGCGTAGCTTCATGTGATCCACGGCAGCATGCGATAATCGCCTGCGGGTGTCAGCGGTGCATCTGCCGTCCACGTACACAACACTTCTGCAAAGACCTGCGACACTTGCACTTGTGCACTGGTGCTGCGCGTCAACACTTCCGCTTCCACTTGTGACGTACGCACACCCGCCGTTGTACTGACCGTGATCACTTCCGCTTCAACCTGTGAAACATTGATCGTCGTCATCACAGCACCTCAACACCGATCTCGACCGCATTCACCGTCGATTTTGTCCACGCGACCGATGTCGCCGGATTCGTCTCTGAGATTGCAAAGTCGTAGTTGTAGCTCGTCGCGGGTGAGCGTGCCGTGCCGGGATAATCGGTGCCGCCGCTGCGGACGACCTGTCGATACTGTTTCACGCCGGTATCGGTTTTCATCGCGTACGTGCCGATCTGCATGCCCACCACCGTGCTTGCGCCTGTTGACAGATCGCCCATCGCGTACGTGTCTTTGACGTTCGTGCCTGCCGACGACACGTAATCGGTCGTATTCGGCGGCGTTTCATCGACAGCAGCCCAGTTCGCGCCTGTTGACGGCGTGAGTCCGGTCGATGCACCCGCGCCGGTCGGGTAGATCGTCTCGACTCGCACATCACCCAGGAATGTCGTATTGACGCTGCCAGAAGGATTCAGGATGTACACGTCGTCATAGAGTGATGTGCCGGTACTGTTGTTGATGCCCACGCTGTCAATCGTTGTTTTCGTCCCGCCGTTCTTCGTATCGACGCCGCTCACATTCAATACTGGCGTGGCGCTGCCATTCAAGCGCACTTCAACGACGCCAACGGTATCACTGAGCGTGACTTTAATTTCGATGTACGCCCACACATTCGGCGGGACAAGATTGTTCGCTGCCGAGATCCCAAGCACGTTCGCGTTGTTGTAGCCGCCACGCCACGCGCCAATTGATCCATCCGGCATAATCGCAACAACCACGTGCGTGGTCGCGTGCGCATCACTGTAGAACAGCCAATCGTTATGCACGCCGACGTTGGCCGAGCGATACACCGCGCATCCAATGATGATCGTGGCATGCTCGCTTGTTGACGGCAATTGTTGGTACATATTTTGATTGCCGCCGAGTGAGTAGCACTGACCGCTGCCAAAGCGCGTGCCGCTCGCTTGCATGTTTCCACCAGTCGCGATCCATCCTTTTTGCGCGGGTGTGTTGTAATGATCGAATCCGTCCATGAAGATCAGCGCCATCGTTCGCTCCTATTGCACGCTCAACATCAATTGAAACGTGACATCTTGCGGTGGTGTCGGCGCAACTTGATCGATGTCGAGACGCAACCATGTACCGGCAGGCAACACCAGACTTGCGTAATCGAATTCGGCGTGCTTCGTCGCCGCTGGAAGTGAAAGCTGTCCACTGCCGCCGCCGATGAACGTCCATGATCCGGTTTCGATGTTGTCCGTCTGATACACACGCAGAAGTGTCGCGCCGCCGACTCCCGGCGTTTTCGCGTTGCACACGCCCTTGATCACCGCGTACGCTGTGTCGAGTTGGAAGATCGGGCCGAACGATGCGCCCACCGCAAGTGCGCCGTTGGCGTACCAGCCCATCGTGCGCTTGCGTGTGTTGCCGAGTGCGCTGACATCAACACCATCGACGGTTGCGCCTGCATCCAACAGAATGTTGCCGCCGATCACTTTGACGTTCCCTGCAACTTCAAGTTTTTCGGTTGGATTGGTCGATCCGATCCCGACGTTGCCGAATTCCGCGATCAGCGCGTAGTTTTTCGTGCCGTTGATCGCTTTGAGATGCAGCGCTACGTTGGTATCGTTCACGCCAATCGATTGCAGCCACGCGGCATATTGACTCGTCGGCTGTGTCGGATTCGTGTACTCGTTCGACACATCCAACGCTTCGTTCGCCGTCGCAATCGAGCCTTGCGCGTCGTACAGGATCGATACTTTGCCCGGACCAGCTTCAGCGCCAACGCTCACGCTATTCGCGTAGCCGATCAACAGTTGTCGTAATGCGTCCTGCCAGACGAAATCGTTATCGACATCGACATCGCTATCAGCAGAGATGAATGGCACACGATACTGGCCGTACGCGGTGACAAGTGATTCAAGCGTGGCTGACGCGGCAGAGAGTGTGACGACATCACCTGCATCGTTGACATCGATGGTGACGCCCGTTCCCGCAACCAACGTCGCGCCTAAAAGATCACGCACAGCTTCGTTGAAATCGTCAACCGTTGTGAAATAATGCGCGCTGAACGAGATATTGAGATGTCCAAGTCCATCATCGTACACCACGACAATCGGCGTTGCGCCAGTCGTCATCGTGCCGATGATGTCCTGCACTTGCTCGACGGTGATGTGGCCGTTCGTCGTCGCATCCGCGATCACAGCCGCGTGCGCGTCGAGTTCCGCTTGTGTTGCGACATCGAATCCAAGATCGTCGGGCATGATCGTGCCCGCGCCGACGCTCGATCCGGCCACACCAACCCACGTGATCGGATCGTAATCGGTCAGCACCCAAAACGTATTGTTATCTTGCTGATACGCCCACAACCCAACGTCGTCTGCAAGCGGCGCGTCATAACCAGTGAATGCCGCACGCGCTGCTGCATCAGGAAACACCCAGTTATTCGGCCTGTGAACGCGCGTCTGTTGATGGTGCTTCGGTCCCTGTGTCATGTGGTTGCTCCGGTGCAAGGAGCGCATGCAGTTCGCCAATCGCCGCTTCGGTCGCGCGGAGTTCGCGCTCTAAATTGATCTTGAATTGGCGTAGCTCGACAATGCGCTGTTTGATGCGATCTTCCATGCGTCACCGATACACTTTGTACAAATTGGTTGCGTGCCCCGCACTCATAAGTGCGTCAATCGCTTCGACGGTCGTAAACACACCTGTGATCTCCGCCACATCCAGATCGGCATTTTCGCCGACGAAATCATCTGTCGTCAGTGTTGCGCCGTACGCCAGCGCATCCCACTCCGCGCGCAGTGCGTGCAGACGCGACACCGCGTCCAGAATTGCGCTTGCTTCCGTCCGAACTTGCGATATGAAATCCTGTTGTCTCGCACTCATATTTGTCTCCTATTGGAATGCGCCAAGCGTGATCAGCTTGGAGCGCAGATCGTTGACGAGCGTGATCGCGCTTGTCAGATCGGTTGCCGCCGCTGCGACGGTTTGTCGTGCGACGGCTGTGACTCCGTACAATCCGATCATCGGCGCACTGCCCGACGATTCGAGTCGCAACGCCTCACGCACTGCTGTATCCCACACATTCAGTGAGAGTCGTCCTTTGCGCGTGGCATCCGTCGCCGTCGCCCACACAGCCGTAATATCGGCCATGTCGCGTCCTGCCGTCGTGGATGATCGTCCGGCAAACCCAAGCGACGATCCGAATCCGCTTGCCGTCGCCACGTTCGATTGGTGTTCGAGTCGGAGCATCGACAAGACGGACGACGTTACACCTGTTTCCGCCTGGTAGACATGCAGATTTGCGCCGGGTGCTGTCGCGAGATTGCCAACGGTGACGTAGCCTTGCTGTGGATCGGGCCACACCGTGAACGCGCGTGTATTGCCACCAGCGGCGCTGCGTGTGAACACGATGAACGGCAGATTATTCGCATCGCGATCTACTTCGCACACGAAACCGAAATAGCGTCCACCGCTGGCATTCGCAAGCGCGGCTGTGAGTCGTCCACTGCGGACCGTGCCGTCAAAGATGTCAATGCCACCTGCACCACCCGATCCACCTGCAATACCCGCCGTTTCCAACCGCAAGAGTGCGCTGTCACTCTGCGTTGCAGATTTAATGCGTTGAATGTATACACTGCCAACAAGATCGAGCGGATACGATGGAGCAGCGCCGACTCCGATCCAGTGTGGCGCAACGAGATCCAGATTTGTGTCTAATGGTGCGACTCCGCTTGCTTTGCCGCGCCCCGGCATGTTCTTCCACGTATTCGCCGTTGCATCGCGATACAGCATGTCGCCGTCTGCAAGTGTGCCAAGCGCAACGTCAAGCAAGCCGCCAAGATTCACAATCGGTCCTGCTGGCCCTTGCGGTCCTGTCGCACCCGTATCACCCGTATCACCCTTTGGTCCGGTCGCGCCTGTGAGCCCGATGGGACCTTGCGGTCCCGTAGCTCCGGTATCGCCTTTCGGACCTGTCGCACCTGTGAGTCCCTGTGGCCCTTGCGGACCTGTATCGCCAGTGTCACCTTTGGGTCCTGTTGCACCAGTCGCGCCGGTATCGCCAGTGTCGCCTTTGGGACCAGCAGGACCTTGCGGACCCGGCTCGCCTGTTGCTCCTTGCGGACCTGGCACACCCATGATCGCGTGCCAGTCTGCCGGATTCACAGCCGCTAAGAGGTGCATGATGCCGGTGCTTGTGACGTACGCGGCGCGTCCAATGTCGTCGGGACTCACAGGCAGTGCATGCAGTGCTGTATCGTCGGCAACTTCAAACGCGTGTAAGCGCCGTGGCGATCCTGCTAACGGTCGCATACGCTAGTCCTCACTGATGAGTAGATAACCTTCGTCGTTGACTAACCATCCATCGTCGCTTGTCACTGGCATGACGGCGACGAACGTCGCGCCGTCGAGACTCATCAAGATCTGGCCGACGCGCGTGGGTACAACCGGAAATGTCGCATCGTCACCCGGATCACCTTTCGGTCCTGGCGGTCCCATTGGTCCGGGATCACCTTGTGGTCCTGGTGGACCCGGATCGCCGGGATCACCTTTGTCACCCTTCGGTCCTTGCGCGCCGACACTGCCACCAGTGCCACCATTGCCAATCGGCAGTACGCCGTCTGCTTGCGCTAAGCGCGGACGATAGTGTCTGAGCGCTTCTGCAATGCGTGTATCGACGTAGCGGTAGAGATCTGCGAACAGACGATCAATTGCGCTCATTGCAGATCCTCCGGCATCGCAATCGCTTCGCCACCTTTGCCCAAACTCACAGCCGTATCCGGCCTTGGCAGCAACGTCCACGCAGTACCGTCGTAGACGTAACTATCTGGTGAACGATTGATCCGCGCGAGCACAAGCCTGCGTGTCTGTCGATCCGCGCGTAGATACGCGTACAAATTGAGCGCGGACACATCCGGTTCCGGTGTGAGCGTTACGCTGCCACCCGCGACAAGTCCGCGCAAGATACCGTGACTCAGTGATGCGACGAAGATCGTAGAATCTGCAAGGAGCGCGAGCGATCCGAATCCATCATCATTGTTTGTGAACGCTTGCGGTGCAGCAACACGATAATCTTCTGTGTACGCGATCTGATCGCGAAAGAGTGAATACAACGCGCGTGATCCGGGTGCGACGACGCGATTGGGATCGACATGCACGACCGGCGCAAATGTTTCTTCCGTGCGATAGATCTCATGCAGTGTGTTCGCAGCATCGTAATAACCGAACGCACCCGCCATGAGTCCAATGTCATACAGCACGCCATGCCAGAATCCAATATCGCCTGCATCACCCGGAATCGGTTGCGACGTGGGCATGCCACGCACGCCATAATGGTAGTCGGTACTCCCGATCTCCACGATGCCGTCATCGAGCGTGCCGCGCAGGATCGTCGGGTGATTGTTGACGTAGATGCCGCTCTGATAATGCAAGCGTGCATTGCACAAGACTTCGCTGCCGTCGAGTGAGAATTCAAACCACGCGGCTTCGAGTTGTTCCCACACATCAGGGTGCGGTGTTGCATCGACTTGCAGCGCTTGCCATGTTGCACCGTTGTCTTTGGTGTACTGCACACCTGTGATCGCGATGCTCAGTTGATTCCACACGATCCATTGATTCGGAAAGCGCGGATTGGCGACGACATGTGTGTATTGCCCATCGGGAAGTCCACCTTTGAATGTCCAGCCTTGCGCCTCTGTATGCATCCACACACCTGATGGTGTATCATCGAATGTGGGAATCAGATACACACCTTTGACTGGTCCGCTGCCATTAAAGAGCTTGCCGTAACCGACCATGCGTCCCTGTTCGCCTGCTGCAAGCTTGAGCATCACAAACGCTTTTTTGGCATGCGGAAAGTACTTGCACAAATATTTATCGGTTGCAACATAGATGACGCCGTAGTCACCATCTCGTACTGCATGATTCGGTCTGTCAGGCATCACGCATCCTCATCCGGTACGAGCGCACGCACGCGCAGTGTCGGCATGTGCTCTAAATACCACTCTACCGCGTAGTGTGTGCCGATCTGCACTTTGGCGTACGTCAGGCAATGCTCGCAATAGAAGATATCGAACGTGGCATACACGCGCTGATTCTGCGGATCGAGCGACTCTTTGTACACGCCGCGCTCATCGACAAGTGCAAGATTCTGCCGTTCAAGAAAGATCCATTTGTGTACGCCGATGCACGGTGCAAGCGGATTCACAGCGCCCCCAGGAATTCAGTCTGCAAGCGTTCGAGTCGTTTCTGCGGCGTGCGCTGATCTCCGATCTCGATCTTGCGATATTTTATACATTTTTGACAATAAAAAATATCGCATGTGTGCTGCATGCGTCCGCCATAGCCGTCAGGGACGTACACGCCGCGTGCATCGGTTACGTCCAAGATTTCTTGTCGTAAGAACACCCATGCATGATCGCATTCGGTGTACATGCATTGCTCCTAATCTGGCAATACGCCGTACTGCTGTGTCTCATTGCCGTCTGTCGCATTCGTGCGCCACACGCGTCCCTGTTCATCGAAGCCGATCACAGCCCCGACCGCAACATCGATCACATCCGTTGTCGTTGGATTGCCATCTACATCCGTCGTCGCCGTCGTCTGTGTCGTGCCCTCTTGGATCATTGTGATCGCGCGAATCGACGTGACTTCCGGCGTCGTATCTACTGGAAACGCACAGATGTCACCTTCCAATGAACGCATCGGTGACGCACCGCTTGGACAATTAATGAAGCCAACCCAATGTTTAGCGAAACCAGACACATAGCAATACGCGAGCGCACCATCCGGCCCCTGGAGTCGCATTTCCCAATGATCGCCTGCGTCGTATGACGTGTAAGCATATCGGCCTGCCAGCACATCAATAAGGCCATCTTGATCAACACTTTCGACAATCCATCGGGGGAGACGATCAGATTCATCGTCTGGAACGGGCGGCAGTTTGGGTGCGCCGAAGGTTGCGCCGCCGTCTGTCGAGAGTCGCACGCCGCTGGCGGTACAGATCCAGATACGTGTGGGATCGCGCTCGTTTTGCCACACGAAGGTGATCGGCTCGTCAAGTGCGGCGCTCGTAAGTGCGAGTGAAGCTGATGTGAGATAATCGAGAGTATGCCTAAGCTCCTGCCCACTCGCGCTTCGAGTTGTGATGAAACCGATTGCGTCTGCGGCGTCTTGATCGGCATAGATGCTCCCCTGTGATCCAATCGGCGGCACAGCCTGTGCTTCGTGCGCCGCTTCGTTGTTCCACTGTTCACCCGCGTATTTGGTGACGTACCATGAATCGGCGGCGAAGTTGAGCGCGCGCTTGGCAGGGATGCTCAACAGATCGCCTGCCAGCGGAATCGTCTGCGTGATCGATGCCGTCTTGCCGGTGACATCGTGCACGGTCAGTGTGACATGCGGATCGGCGTGTCCTTCGGGATAAATAAACGTCGCATACGGTCCTGTACCCGTTTGTGGCGGCACACTATCGTCTGTCCAGTCGTACGCGGTGAGCACACCCTGTCCGAATGCTTTGCTTGACGTGCCGTCTAAAAATACCTCGATCACACTGGTCGGTTCGGCGTCGTCTGCGTTCAGGTAGATCGTCTCACGCAGTAGTGTCCACGTGAACGCAGCAGTTGGATCGGGAATGAGTGAGTATCCTTCCGGCCCCAGTCCACCGTCGAGCGTGAAATCTTGCGAAAAGACACCCGCGCCGAACGTCGTTGTAATCGCCATGAGAAAGAACGGTTTGCCTTTGCTGAATCCCAAACGCGTGCATGTCAGTCCGACCGTCTGTCCCACGGACAACAGTGGATTAGCTTTGGCCGTGCCGGTGATGATGTTTGGATCGCGCGAATGCTCACGCACCATGCGCCGCGCCACGGATTCACAGGACGCTTCCCCTGCATCCGACTCCGCAACATATTCGATCAGCGGTGAGTTGAAGGTGAAGCTTCTGTGCTTGCCGTCCGGCAAGTACGGAATATCGACCGCCCACATGTCACGCACTTGCGCGCCTTCGACGCCGGTATTCGCGCCGGTCACGATCACTTGATTGTAGACATCCTCAATCGGAGACGCGAGCTTTGGCGCACCACTGACGATAATGTTCTTGCCATCTTCGTACGCGTACGACACATCCGCTGTCGGCGCACCACTCATCTTCTTCATCTGTACGACGCCGGATGCATCTGAATACATCCAATAGCCAAGCACGTTTGCAATCGCCAGCGCCGCTTGCAGTGGACTCGTGCCGGACGACCATGCAACCGGCGACAGGCGACCTAAGATCCATTCCTGGCCGGGCGATTGCTCTAACACAGGAATGTTCATGCGTGATTCAGGAATACCGGCCCAATCACGCAGCAGACGCACCACAGCCTCACGCGCCGGAATCTCGTTCGGCACGCCGGTTGTTTCATTCAGCAGCACAATCCCATCTTCGTTTTCGACGGCGAAGTCCGCGATCCACAACATATCTTGAACGGTAAGCTGCCACTCACCCGGATACGAAGATCGTTGATAATTCGTGACGAATCCGACGATGCCATACACATACTGATCGTCATAGCCCCATGTGATCACGCATGGATCTTTCTTCTGTGGCAGTGTCGGCGGAGACACAATCGTGACCGTCGCGCCTGCAATCGGCTGCCCGAACGCCTGGGTGTGCGAGATTACACCGTCGCGATCCGGCACTTTGCATTGCAAGCCGCGCAGATACACTTTGGCGCACGGTCGGCGTGAGTACGTGTTGATGGATGTCTGTAAGCTCATACTACGCTGCCGTGAAGGTCAGATCGGCCATGAAAAATCCGTTGTTGACGCCGGTCGGTTGTGCTGAGCGCAGCACTGCCGTGCGTGATCGTCCGTTGCCGTTGGAAAGCGTGCCGCGCTGTCCAACGAGATTGCACGCGGAATCGCGTTGCGTTCCCGTATCGAACGCGGCACGCAGCGACAGATCAGCGTACGTGCGACCGCCGATGTCGGCATACAGTTGTGTCGAATCAAGCAGCGGCTCGACCGACATGATCGTATCGACCTGAAACCACATCGGCCACGAATCACCGTCCACAACGCGTGCGAACGACGCGCCTTTGAACGACCAGATCAGAATGCCCGGATCATCTGCGAGTGCCATGCTCTACCCTGCACACTAGCGCACCGCGCTAGGTCCACCACGAAATGCCGGTTGAGTCAGATGCAGCGCTTGCGATGCGTCCACAAGCTCGACGCCGATCTGCATGCCGTCGATGAATTGTTCCGCGACGTACGGCGCAAGCACGCCGCCGATCTGCTTGCCGTCCATATGCACCGCAACCGGCACCTGAATGCGTACCGTACGCGCCTGTGCGCCGTTTGCCTGTGTGCCTTGCGCTTGTGCACGCGCGGCATCGGCACGCGTCCAGATCTCCATGTCGCGCGGATTGATGCGATAATCGCGCTTGTCATCCGCGCCGTAGTACTGGGTGAAGGGCGACGTACGCGGAATGCCGATGTCGCGCCGCTCGTCGGGATTCACAGGTCGTGCCGCAGCTTCCCTGGCCGCGCGCGTATCTGTCAAGGTACGATTGATGCGCTCTAACGTCGGCGCGATGTTCGGATCGAGTCCGCGACTGAATGCGTCAGCCCACGCGCGCGCGACCAGATAGCCGCCACGATCAATATTGCGCAATGGTCCTGTTTTCGGCGGCGAATGGCCTTCAACTTTATCACGAATGCGATCCAGCTTGGGATCGAGCGCCGGATCGACGCCGCCCTTGGCGAAATCGTCAAGCGCGCGTGCAGCGCCGCGTGCCCACGACAAGAGTGCTTTATAGCCGCTCTGATCGGCAATCGTGACTTGATCGAGTCCGATCTTCTGCATCTCTGTGAGCGATGCCTGCATCGCGACGAGTGCTTGCGCTTCTTTCTCGCTGATTCCGGCGCGGATCAACTCTGCGATGCGTACTTGCTCATCTTGAAATGTTTTGTATGCACCGATGGCCGTCTGGACATGATCGGCGTACTGCTGATCGAGCGCTTTCCAGTGTTGCGCGAACGCGTCCTGTTCATCCTTGATGTTCTGCCGGATCGCGTCCTGTTGCGCCTGGAAGTCAGCTTTGCGATCATCCTGTTGTTGTTTGTAGGCCGCGTTTGCACGGTCACGTTGCAGGATGTAGTTTTGTTCGGCGCGATTCTGCTGGCGTGAGAATTCCTGATCCTGCTCGTTCAGTTGGCGCTCGAAATCCGCGCGTGCGTCGTCGCGTTGTTGTCTGCGCGCCTCACGCGCGTCGTCACGCTGGCGCTCGAAATCCTGTTTCGCGCGATCAAGTTGGATGCGTCGATCTTCTGCTGCATCAGCATCCGCGCGTGCACGATCCAGACGCACATCGCGCCGACCTTCGAGATAGGCATCGGTCTGATCGGAGCGCGAGCGCATGTAATCTTCGTCGCGCCTGCGCTTTTGGGTGTTGAATTGTTCGGCGGCAAGTTGCGCTTCTTTGACGCGCCCTTCTGCCAGGAGACGCAAACGATCTCGATTGAAATCTTCTGTTGACCGCTGTGAATCGGTGTCGTACGACTGGCGAAGCTGCTGCATCTGCTTGAGATGATCGCGCTCCGCGCGAAAATCCTCAAGCCGACGATCACGCGATTGGCGATTCTGTTGGCGCTCGAAATCTTCCTTTTCGCGTGCAACCTGAATGTCGCGATCACGGTTGGCGCGATCTTCCTGTAAGCGGAAATCGCGATCCGCGCGCGCTTCCTGCCGTCCAAAATCGTCAACTTGCTTCTGCCGTTGGCGACCGTAATCGAGTGCTTGTTGATTCAGACCAGCATAAAAATCGTCATGCTGTTGCTGCATCTGCAAGTTGTGATCACGGTCGGATCGCTCGGTTGCGAGATTGAATGCTTTTTGATTCTGTTCGAGTTGCTGATAGAGTCCGGTCACACGCTGGCGATACTGATCGACAAGCTGTTGGCGGCCTTGCAGAAGCTCCTGACCCGCGCTTGTGATCTCACCAAAGACTTTGTTCAGTTGTTGTTCGGCATTGACGCGGAAATCAACGTCGATAATCAGCGGCGATTGCTGTGTGAGGTTCGCAATCGCATCGGTGACTTGCGCGTACTCCGCAATAAAGACGACCTTCTCCTGTGTCGTCTGTGCACTGCCAATCGCACGTTGCAAGCCCTCACGCGCGGTCTCTAGCTCTTTGAGCCGTCGCTCAGCCGTGGGAAACTCACGGTTGATCGCATCGACAATACCAAGCGACGGTTGCGTACCGAATTGTTTGGCAAGATCACGCGCCGCAACCGCAAGCTCGTTGGCGCTAATCGTCGTGTCGTCGTAGCGATTATTGAGCACGTTGAGCTTTGCAATCGCCGTGTCTGCCGCATCTGCTTGCGCTTTCGCCGCTTCCTCAGCACTCCCGCCGAACGTGTTTACTTGCTCTTGCGCGTTCGTAAAATAGGCAGCGAGTTGTGGCGCGTAGCGTTGTGCGTCTTGTGCGATATCTCGAATGGATTTGCGAATATCATTCGAGGATGTTGCGACCTGATCACGTACTTTCGCACCTGCATCCCCCGCTGCAAGCAGATCGTTAAACAATCCGTATCCGGGCTGTACAGATCGCAACACTGCACCGCCAAAGCCCTGTTTCTGTTGTTGCTGTTGTTGCGCTTGCGCGAACGCTTGAAACTTCTGATAGTCAGATGCGCCGCGCTTAAATAATTGCGCAAGATCATCAAGAAGTTGATGCGATCCTTCTGACCCCGCCGCGAGCCAGTTCAAGAATTCGATGGCAGGACCACTGAGGAAATCACCTAATTGCGATGTCTCTGCTTGAAACGCGTTCGTCAGGCGCGACCACGAGCCTGCAAGTCCTTGTGTTCGTACATTCAGCGTCTCACTGGTGTTGCCAAGGCGATTAAGCAGATCGTCAAGTGCTTCAATCGGATCACGTCCTGCCTGAATCTCGTGATCAAGC